TAGTCATCCAAAGCTTGAATATTCTTTGCCCGCAACGCGTTCTTCATGTGTCGGGTTTGTTTCCTCTGCCGATCCTCTTCAACTTTTCTGTAAGACTCGTAATCGAAATGATTGCCGTAGTCGTCTTCGTCCCAAAACTTCTGCGTATTGCGTCTTTTCATGTTGGTAGCAACCCTGGAAAGGCCTCCTTGACTAGTGCGGGTGTGATATTCTTAAAAGGACTCTTCTTCTCTTTCATCGCAATGAGAAGCTCTGCTTCGTCTGGATCGACTGACTCCAGAAGATTTACGAATAACTGTTCGCGCTTGTGTTGAGTAATAGATGGATGGCCGCCGTCGCAGAAGAGATAGAACTTCTTGTAGTCGACATACAGCCGGCCAGGATCTTCGAACTGGCTCTTCTTGTACGGAGGCTCGCCCTCAGGTAGCAAGAACTTAATATCCGGGTGGAACATATGGACCAAGACTGCTCTGACTGCAGGATAATCGTTGGTCGCTAGAGCCATGGCTCTCTCTGCTTTCGGTAATTCATTGATCTTACCGAGAACGTAGTACACTGTCCTATTAGGCATCGTAAACCTCAAAATTCATTGATGTATTCCATAAGATTCTTTAACTTGTATTCTATGAAATAGTTAAACAGCTTAGAGCGATTCTTACCTTGCTCTTGAACATATTTATTCATGATCTCTTCTTCCAGAGTATCAGGAATAAATGCGAAGTCGATTAGTTGCTGATTGCGCCTGTATCCGCGAAGCATCTTCTCGTCGCAGAACTCCTCAGGCTTCTGTCTGACCCAAGCCTCGATCTTCTTGGTAGTGATTGGCTTCTGACGCTCACCTGTGACCAAGCAGTCATCAGAGCTCAGGAAATTAGGTACACCGTCACCACGATCACCACGAATGATGTGCTCCATGATGAAGCGAGTAGGATTCGGAGTCTTGATGAACTTCTTCTTTACCGGATCGTACTGCTCTACGTTGGCGTAAGACTGTAGCTGTCCGAAGTCCTTGTCACCGGAGACGATCAAGATCTTCTCAGTGTTCTCGCCCATGAGATGCACGCCGTGCTTCTTGCACAGAGTGGCGATTACGTCGTCGGCTTCTGCTCCTTCGACCTCGAGCACGCGGTATGGAAAGAAGTCTCGAAGCTCGGCGCGGATCTTATTCAGAGACTGAAAGATCTCCTGCCAGTCGAGCTCAGACGAGTCGCGATCCTTGCGACGATTCGCCTTGTAGAAGGGAAATACCTCACGCCGCCAGTTCTTACGACTGTCACACGCGATGATCAATTCACCATACTCACTCGAGAACTTACGATTAATTCCTCGAATGGAATTTAGAATCATGTGACGAAGCAGAGTCTCTTCGAGCTTCGTGTTTTGATGATTGCCTATCTGCACCATTAAGTTAGAGATGCAGACTTGATTTAAGTCGACGATGATCATGTCAAGTCCGTTATGATATATTCAGATACTCAATATATATCACATTTTTTTAGAGATGTACATCACTATTCTTCTTTATCGTCGCTTTCTTCGTCTTCGTCTTCGATGTTAATTAGCTTCTCGGCTATCTCTTGAAAGTCATGCTTTCCGCCGACGTATCTCAGAAGAATGGAGTTAAGTGACTCTGCTAGGAATACGAGATCTTTTTGATAGATGTCGTCAGTACGTACTTTGATACCATAATTCATCATCTCTGATATCACGGTCTCGAATATATCCGTAGATATGTCGAGAGCGAATCTACTCCTCACCTCCAGAAGCTTCTCTTTTGCTTCTTCGGCAGTAGATGGTAGATCATTTTTCTTTGGAAATTGTAATACAGTCATGGACTTTCCAATCGGAAGTTGGAATCCTTTTATTTATGTGTACATCTTCTGAGATCTTTGGTAGAATAAATATGAGTATAAGATGTATACAGTGACTCAATAGGAGATCTCATGCCCATTTACACGTTTCATAATACTGAAACAGATGAACACTTTGAAGACTTCATGTCTATCGCCGCAAAAGAAGAGTATCTCCAACTAAACCCTCACATTAAACAGACGATCTTGCACGCTCCTGCATTAGGAGATCCGACTCGCCTTGGCCTTAAGAAGCCAGAGGGTGGATTTCGTGACCTGCTTAAAGATATCAAGAAAAGAAACAGGAAGAGCAACATCAATACTTGGTAGAAGGAACCATTAATGGAAGCGCTAGTAGAAGACCTAACGTTTACCACTACCACTACTCTCACGAGAAGCCAAAGGAAAAAGTTGAAGAGAGAAAATAACGTCAATAAGATTGGTGATAAGAATAAGCAGAATCTCAGTCTAAAGCGTATCAATCCTGTCACGAATAATCAAGACTATATCTTCAAACACTACAATGAAGATAAGAACATTCTCATACACGGGCTTCCCGGTACTGGCAAGACTTTTATATCTCTCTACTTAGCACTCAACGAGGTGATGAACCTCTACAACTTCAAGAAAGTCATAATCGTTAGATCCGTGGTTCCTACGAGAGACATGGGCTTCCTTCCAGGTAATAAAGCAGAAAAGACTAAAGAATACGAGGCTCCTTACTACTCCATCTGTACGGAGTTGTTTGGCCGCGGAGACGCATACGAAGTACTCAAGCAGAAAGGCATAATCGAGTTCATGCCTACCTCGTTTATTAGAGGCGTGACTCTCTCTGACTGCGTGATAATTCTAGACGAGTGCCAGAACAATACTTTTCATGAGCTTGACTCGGTCATCACTCGCATGGGTGACAACACTAAGATCATGATCTGTGGAGACTTCAGGCAGTCTGATCTAAGATTTAAAGATGAGCGTCAAGGACTACTAGACTTCATGGACATCTTAGGAAGAATGAAGTCGTTTGCTCACGTAGAGCTAACTGAAGATGATATCGTTAGAAGTGGAACAGTACGTGAATACATCATTTCAAAAACCAAACTGGGTCTCATCTAAGACCTTCGAACACGACCCAATCTCCATCGCTGAGTTGGACGTAGTAGAGCGAGAAGGCCAGAGGATGTACATCACACCCTCTGGTCAGCCCTACCCGTCGATTACTACGGTACTCGGAATCCGGAGTAGGCTATCTCTCGCTAAGTGGAGAACGAGCATCGGCGAAGCAGAAGCCAATGCCATCTCTCGTCGAGCCGCGGCTCGTGGTACGCGTGTACACAAGATGTGCGAAGAGTATCTGAATAACGCCTTGGGAGAGACTATCACTCAGTATAGCTTCTACGATCGAACTATGCTAGACTCTATGCGCTACGTCTTCGACGAGCACATCGGAAAAATCAGAGTACAAGAAGCATGCTTATACTCTGACTTCCTGCGCATGGCTGGTCGCGTAGACTGTATCGGCGAGTTTGGTGGTAAGCTATCGATCATCGACTTCAAGACCGCGGCCAAGCCAAAAGAAGAGAAGTACATTCAGAACTACTTCATGCAGACCGCAGGATATGCGGTGATGTTCGAAGAGATGACTGGTATTCCTATTAGTCGCTTAGTCGTGATCGTAGGCGTAGACGATCATCCCGCTCAGATCTTCGTGAAGAAGCGAGATGACTACGTCGAAGAACTCATGGAAGTACGTGCTGAGTATACTCAGTTATACGGTATCTGAGTTGTTGTCTGGTTCCGTGCTGGACTTGAGACCGATAGCAGCGCCGCCCGCGGCGAGTACGGCGGCGATGCCGGTCCCGAAGTTCATGAAGTCTATTGGAGTTCCTTGATACACTTGGTATCCGGCGACACCCAAGAATACCAGAACGGCCTTCGCCCACAGGACTCTGCCCAGATCGAGAGTCTTGTTGTCTTTGCCGGTAAAGAGCTGCATGATCGTAGACTTGACTGACATCGGTTCACCTATTTCTTAGGAGTTGGCTTCTTTCTAACCGCTGGCTTCTTAGCCGGTGTTCTCGTAGTCTTCTTGACTTCTTCTGCTGCCTGAGGAATTACTTTCTCGAGCACCATCTCTATGCCACGAAGACCTAAGAATCCGAGTATAAAAGCGATACCGAATGTCATGTTTCTGTTAGTAAGATTCAAAGAGTCTGCAACGATCGGAGTGATGTAGTTTGCACTACCTACTCCGGTCGCTATACTTAGAGCTATCGCGCTAAGCTTCGTCGCGTGTCCTTTTTTAATAGTTAACAGTGATCCAAAGAGTCCAGACACCACAAGCCCTGCATTAATTCCTACTTCTTGGAGGAAGTTTACTTCTGCCATTTGTGGTCTTAGCCTTTGCTTTTGGTACGGTTTTTGTTCTCACGGTCTTTTTGACTTTTGCCATCGCTTCAAGAAAGTGATACTTATGAAAATAAACTGCCCAAGTAAAGATAATTGCTAAACCAACATTCATGATGATCTCACCGGGCGGAGTATTTACAAAGTCAATAATCTCGCTTCCCGGATCTCTAGGCATGATATGTCTGACTACCACATGCATCGCGTTCCAGAAAGAACACGCTACAGCCATGACTAGACCGATCTTGATGGACCAGTGCTGAACGATAGGCCACTTATGCACGATACTATCATGATTCCCATAGAGTAAGATGTAGAAAGCAGCAAGAGATACGCCGATGGCGGCGTTAGCGAAGATGTTTACGATCGCTAAGATATGATCAAGTTCCATTGTTTTTGCTCGCACGTCAGTTTCTAATATCGTCTTATTTATCTCCGAAAATAGATGTGTACATTCCATCTGGAGTATGGTATAAATAGACTTGATGTTGATGACCCGAGAGGAATAAGCATTACGGACACGGGGGCAGTACCCGTCGCCTCCACCAAGTATACATTAGCCTTTGAGTGCAGTCCGAAAGGATCAAGAGATAACTTCAAAGACCTCATATAACCAAGTTAATGTATACCTGATGGGGGCGAAATAGGATCGACGTGTGTAGTAAAGTCAAAGCGAGACATCCGGCATGATACCGCCGTTATCGGATCAAAAACTACAAATGCCAACGACAACGAAGGTATTGCCTACGCCCTAGCGGCCTAAGCTGAGTTCGGAGGGTACTTGGAAACAGAAACCCTCCACCACTTTCGCCATGGTAACATCGGTAGTAAGTCTAAAGTAGAATCGCAATCTTGAGCAGCCGGTGTTACTTTGGCGAAAGTGAGTTGCTTTCGCATAACACACATACACACAGGATATATCATGACTAAATCACCGTATGAACTTCGCTTCGAACTTCTTGCATTCGCTCGTGATAGTCTCACGTCATATTACTACGCTAAGATTGAAGAGGCCAAAAATTTCCCCACTAAGGGTAACTTGGTGCTGCCTAAATATCCTACTAACGATGATGTTTTTGTTCTAGCTGAAGAGTATAAGAACTTTATCGAGAAGAAGTAGAGCTTCGCTAGGGGTAGGACTCGAGCCGCGAAGATCAACTGTACAGGGGTCCTACCCCACTTTCTTCAACAACATAAGGACAGAAGATGCTCAACCCCGTAATAAGGAAGAGCCTTGCTCTTCTCATTATTACGACCGCGATGACCATCACTGATACTAGCACCAGTAAGAATGCTGATGCGCATACTGTAAGAGTTGATTCAATTAATGTAGAGGCTCTTCGTAAGAAGAGCGAACTAAACTGCCTCACTGACGCGATCTATTTCGAAGCTCGCAACCAATCAGTCAAAGGCATGATAGCGGTCGGTCAAGTAATAATGAATCGCACACGAGATTCGCGATTTAGCAAGAACGTGTGTGAAGTAGTGCACCAGAAGATTAATCGTAGGTGCCAGTTCTCTTATCTCTGTAAGAGTGAGTCTTATAGGGTCGTAGACGATCCTGAGAGTTGGGAGATTGCATCTCGAGTAGCACACAATACGTATCATGGATACGTTGCTGATGTGACGAATGGTGCGACTTTCTATCACGCGCGGTACGTAAGGCCAAGCTGGAGAAAGAACATGGAGAAGACTGTGGTCATTAGGGATCACATATTCTATAGGAGATTACCATGATAGAACCAGATGAAGTAAAGTTCAAAGACGCAGAGATTCTCTGGTGCTGGGAGATGTTTGATCGCATCATCGAGCTGACTCAAGCGAAGAATATTGACTCACAGATGATGAATCAGATTCGTCTTCATGCTCGTCTTGGACTGAAGGGTCGCAAGGACGAGTGGGATAAGTGATTGCATAAATAAATCTATGTAGACACTAGGAGCCCATGCAATGGACGAGTTAGAGCCACAACTGAAATTCTATCTCATCTCCGGCACGATCGGGGCTTTTGGTGCAGTAGCAAATGCGGTCTACTCTTCGATCAAGGGTAGACCGCTATCGTTCTTCTTCATTATTGGAAGTATCATCTTAGGTTTCTTCGTCGGCAACTTGGTCGGCAGCTTTCTTCCTCAGGACTTTCAATATCGCGACGGCACACTCATGGTAGCCGGATTCGCTTCTTTCCCCATCTTAGACCTCATCGAATCAAGAGCTTCTCTCGTATTCGACAAGCTCATCTCCAATAGAATCAATAAGTAGTGTACATTTCTTCCAAGGTATGATAGAATCATTCTATATTGGAGGAATACATGCAAATCAATTCTATTAAGTCACCCTTAGAATTCTCATACGATATCGAGAAGATAGTCACCAAACACAATATCGAATATCTCGACGCCATCATGTTGTATGTAGAACAGAACAACATCGACGTAGAAGTCGTAGCCTCACTTATCAAACACAACTCGGTCATGAAGTCAAAGCTCGAAGACGAGTGTCAGAAGCTCAATCTACTCGAGAAGACCGCCAAACTTCCATTGTGAGAAATGATGAGTTCATTCGAAGTCTATCAGACTTACCTAGCTCTGAAGAATCACTTCACCAAAGACGGATACGACTATCATAAATACAATGGTAAAGTACCGGTCAAAGTGAGTTCTTTTGAGGCTCGTAAAGACAAGTACTTCTTTCAACGACTCACGAAGAAGAAAGATCCATTTAGTTACATCTTAGCCAACTTCGTCGACGACGAGGTGAAGTGGGTCGGCGACCTCGATCAAGAACAAGGCGAGGTCAGGTACACGAACTGGCTGAAGCGAAATCAGTCTCTCGCTTACGTCTTTAAGCAGGATCTGGATAAGCTCAAGGACGACTTCGACGAGAACATCTTAGTCAAGAATGGCGAGCGGCCATATCTCCTCCAGCTCTACTGTCAAGGCGAGATCTGCATAGAGACGTTAATCATCATCAATGACCTCGTGAGTTGCTTCAAGTACTGGCAGAAGAACATCGAGGATCCAGTGATCTGGCCGACGATCTCGATGAAGTGTTTTAAGTACAGGCCATTCATGAACTACGAGAAGGAGAAATACAAGAAGATACTGAAACAAAGATTTTGTTGACATTCACGGTTGAATGTAGTATAAATAGAGTATACATCATGAGCCTTGTGGATAAGATGTTATACAACGCAATATATCGCTATACGGAGTACAATAATGGTAGACTTTGCAGCACTAAAGCGTAATCGCAACAACACTTTCGAGAAGCTCAACTCTGAGCTATCTAAGCTGGGCAACAGCAACGAGAAGTCCTCTGCTGACGATCGATTCTGGAAGCCGGAAGTAGACAAGGCTGGTAACGGATATGCGGTCATTCGCTTCCTTCCAGCGCCAGGCGAAGAAGATGTTCCGTTTGTTCGTATTTGGGATCACGGATTTCAGGGGCCCGGTGGCTGGTACATCGAGAACTCGCTTACGACGATTGGCCAGAAGGACCCGGTGGCTGAGCTAAACTCTGCTCTCTGGAACGTCTCTTCGGACGACAACTCTCCCACTCGCAAGCAGGCTCGCGCTCAGAAGCGTCGCCTTCACTACATCTCGAACATCTACGTAGTGAACGATCCTGCCAAGCCAGAGAACAACGGCAAAGTGTTTCTCTTCAAGTACGGTAAGAAGATCTTCGATAAGATCAACGATCTGATGAATCCATCTTTCCAAGACGAGAAGCCAGTTAATCCCTTTGATCTCTGGGCTGGTGCTAACTTCAAGCTCAAGATTCGTCAGGTAGAGGGCTATCGCAACTACGATAAGTCGGAGTTCGACTCGGTCTCTCCTCTCGACGAGGATGATGACAAGCTCGAGGCCATCTGGAAGAAGGAGTACTCTCTCAAGACTTTCCTTGACGCCTCTAACTTCAAGACGTACGACGAGCTCAAGGCCAAGCTAAACAAGGTCTTGAACACGAAGATCGACACCAAGCCTCGAGCAGAAGAGGAGGAGACTTATACTCCTCCGTCGAAGCCCAAGGCTGCTGCTGCGCCAGCATGGCAGGCAGACGATGAAGACGACGACGATAACATCTCGTTCTTCAAGAAGCTCTCAGAGGAAGACTAAGAAAGAGGGAGGCGAAAGCCTCCCTTTTTTTATGGTACGTAGTCCGCGTTGCCGCCCATAAGTTTGTCTTCGAATCTATTTACAGTACCATTAGTTGTAGCTGTTCCCGGTGGTGGTACAGCCGGTGCTGATTGAGAACTTGACGTGCCTTGTCCACCACCGCCAGCATTTATAATCACTGGAGCCGAGGCTTGTTGCGTAGTTGCGGAAGTTCGAGCTTGTTCTAGATTATTCATATTATTTTCTACTGCAGGAATTGGTGCTACAGTCTGAGTACTCTGCAGTGGCTTACCTTCGGCATCGACACCTGCAGCTTTAAGTCTAGCCAATGATGTAGCATTACCTTGTGCAGCTTTTGATATATCAGCCTGAAATCTACGTAAATCACCTTTATATGAAGATGGAATTGCAACATCTTTCATTTCTGGACTTACTGTCGAAGCAGTTCTAGCTGCAGCGGCAGTTAAATCAGATTGACGATTTGCTTCAGTTTCTAGATTTGTTTGTGCTAAATCTTTATTAGCTACAAATGATGCATCACTACCAGTCTTTTTAGAATTAACTTTTTGATTCATATAATTGAGAACTAAATCTCGAAATGATTGCATCATTAGATTTGGTTCTAGATTTTTGCCACCTAGAACTTGGCGATCTATCATTTTAGTAAATTCAGCTCTATCTTCAGCAGGTATTTTACTAGCCATAGATCTAATAAATTGCTCAGCTTTAGCAGCTCGAGTACCATCATCTTTATCGTAATTTAAATTTAAGAATGGTTTTGGATCATAACTAGTCAAGTCTTTTAGATATCCGTATTTCGGATCTTTTTGTAATTCAGATGGTATTGGTCTTGGAGTAGCATCAGCTACAATATTATTATCTTCAACTTTAAGAGCCGCTGCAACAAGTGGTGCAGTAGTAGCTGCGGCAACTGCACCCCCGGTGGCTAAAGTACCAAGACCTACTGATCCAACTAATGGAGTAGCAGCTGTTCTTAGTAAGTTACCAGCCCCGCTTAGCCCACGCATAGCAAGATTTCCTGCACCTCTTAAAGCTCGACCGCCGGCTTTTAGAGCTTTTTTACCTAAATTTTCGGCAACGCTCGTTCCTAAGTCGCCTAAGCTTGAACCGCCACCGCCAGCAGCTACAGGTGAAGCTACAGCTTGGCTTTCTTGTCCAGCTCTAGAAGCATAACTTACTCCACCTCCGACTGGCATTCTCTCGTCTATCAAGTCGTATAGATCGTTAAGACCATCTACTATATCTTCTTTTGGATATAATGTAGTCTTTCCAGTTAGCACTAAGTTGTTTATCTTAGTCTGGCTCTCGAGAAGTTTCTTTTGACCCTCTGATTGAACTTTATCTTTTGCTGCAGCAGCGATGTCTTGATATCCACCGGGATTGCGCGCAGTATCTCTTTGAGTAGCTTTATCTCTAAAGTAGTCTACGTCTTCTGATTTTCTACCCATCATTCTACCGGCAGCAGTAGTCAGTAGTCGACTTCCGGTTAGGCCTTGCACCATGTTGAGAGGATCAAATCTCTCTTTCATACGCATAGAGCTCGCCGCCATCTTCTCTTTAGCGGCTTGAGCATAACTTCCCATCACACCAGCAGACCCAGCATCATACTTGTCTAGAGCGATATCTCCTACTGTGCGAGCTCTCGTCGCGGCTGCAGTGGCGTATCTAGACTGCGGTAATTCTGGGAGTGCCATGACTTATTATCTTCCTCTGGAATTATCTTCTTCGAGCTTATTCAAGTACTCGCGAAGCAATTCAGTGTATATGTCTCTCTCGAAGGGATACATACTATCGATATCTGATAGACTATATTTATGATACTGCATCAAAGAAAAGTGAAGCTTATAATAAGTAGCTAAGTCAATGTATCCCATTATTAGAAAAAAAAACTATTGATTCCTGTTAGTTTATAAGTTCTATCATTTCCTAGAGAATTCTTGTATTCTATCACATATTCTATCTCAGGAAAGTTATCAAAGAACTCTCTAAACTTATCACTTGAGTCTACTGGTAATTCGTTTATAAAGTTGAAAGCTTCTTCTTCAGTAAAGTCTTCTCCTGCTTTATATAACTTTTCACCTTGATATATGACGTCGATGCATCGTGATATCATCTTAAGCATAGACGTAACATAATCTTCGTCATCTGAATCATCAAATAACATATTAGCTTCATTGAAGTTAGGATAACGCATGACGATGCCGAGGTCATCCATGATTTGAATTTTTTTAGTGTGATTTTCTTTTTTGACTATCTTAATCTCGTCTAAATTAACTTCAAAAGTATAGTCTTTTTCGTCTTCATTATCTCTTAACACTATTTCTACGATATTATTTACAGACTTAGATCGTAGATTTATGAAGATGTATTCGAGATCAAAGCTAGGAATCTTATTGACGTCAAAGTCTTCATTGATCACACACATAGAGATAACTTGCCTGATGGCTTCAATGATCTGTGTTCTATCTTGAGAGCTCTGGGCTACGAGAAGGATCTTCTCTTCTTTTACTGTAAATGGTCTATAACGAATAGTCTTTCCAGAAGATATTAATTCTAGGCTAAACGTCGGATGATTAATCTTAGGCAGCGCCATTTTTCACCTTTATATTTTTGTCGCACGCTCTCTGGGTTCTCTAGATGAAATACCCATTGAATTATATAATCCATCTACTCCAGCTTTAACTAATTGCCCGGGCGTAGTTTCGCCAACAGCTTTAGCCACTGATTCTAATACGCTGTTGTAGATATCTAGAGTTGGAGCATTATACGTATCTGGGACGTCGTATGAGCTTCCTTTATCTAGATAGTTACTCGACCATGATTGATAGTGAAAATTAACTGGAAGCAAGTGATACTCATTTTGAGCAGCCCAGTCAGAAGTCAACGCTCCTATCTGATGAGGATAAGCACGATTTAGTGTATACGTAACTACAGGAACTTCTGCTGAAGTCCTTAGATTAGATCCTACGCCTGAAGCAGATCGATCAGAATCATTTCCTACTTGATACTGTGTTATCTCGATAGTAGACTCATAATTTTCAGGATACTCGAACGTATAAGTCTTGAGTCCTCTATTCGTCTGTTGATTTAGACCATTCACTGCATCAAACTTGTATATGCTCTGCATCCAGCGATGAAAGAACTTTATGATCTCTCCATCGCCGTCGCAGATAAACACGCCCTGAAAGTCTTGAAAGTCTGTATCAGTCGGGCGTCTCTCAATGTTACCGACGCCTGACTGTCTAACAGAAGAAGCTTGAAACTGAATGCCGGGTAGCTGCGCGCGCTGACAATACATCGAGATGCTATCGCTGGCTATTAATCCAGTTAGATGTGGAGCAGTTATAGTCACTCTAAAATAAGCAGGTTGTAGCGGTGCTACCTTTAGCTTACTTATCATCTTGTTGATCGGAAAGATGTCGGCCATTATTTTCTCGCTATTATCTTTTTGCTGTCGTTAAAGACAGTGGTCTTTGATTTCTTGGCGAATCTCTCGAGAGGTAAGAAGAGAGCTATATCCCACTCATTTGCTGGAATAAGTATATATCGTGATCTGACTTGACTATAGAGATATCTCTTCGTGCAAGCTTTATAAAATGGTATCTTACTAACTTGCTTGAGTGTGGCATAAGTCAGTCTCAGTCTGGTCTTCTCGTCATAGTCTTTATTGGTTACTAGAAGATACAGCGAATCCATCAACTTGGCTCGCGAGTTCAGATCGAGATAGTGAAAGTTGATGCCGGTAAATCCGGAGCTATCTATTTCAAATGGAAATATGAGAGGCAACATGTCGTAGTATGGTAACTCTTCTTTGTACTTTGGATTGTACGCGAAGAGATACATGAATCCGGGTAGCACTCTCGATCTTACTATCTCAGACTTATACAGGCTACTCTCGTTTACTCTTCTAATTTCTGATGCCTGTGTTCTGAACCAATTACGCGACTGTTGCTCTCTTCCGGGAATGTATCCCTCAGAGACTCCACGCGTTAGAATATTTGCAAACTGGCTGTATTGCATTAACTTATTCCAAGCTCTTTCTCAGTCATTAGTTGAAACTTCCACATTCTATCTTGACAGTAGTTCTCGGCTGCTTTCCACTTCGCTTGATTCACGCCCCAAGTCATGACTTCATTGATGTACTTCTTCGTGGCTCTCTTTTGAACCTTAGGTTCCATCGTCTGTGCTCTCGGCTTTACCTCTATCATTATAGTAGACGTTGTTCCATCTCTATTCTTCTTCTTGACTACGAAGTCTGGAAAGTATCGATGTATTCTTCCATCTACTGGAGATCTATATGGTATCGCTATCTCTTCGCTTCCCCATGATATCACATCATCGTGATCGTCGAGATATCTCATTAACTTGAGTTCCCACAGACTTCGATATGTGATATTATGTGGATTACCTTGATACTTCTCAGGATTTCTTGGCTTAAAAGGTCCTTGATAACTCATCTCATCGCCGTATAAATAAACTAAGTAATTGTATTTATCTCAAAATTATAGGTCTCATATGGGAACCGCTCCACAGAATGTAATAGGAAAGCTTGGAAATCCTAAGGGAGCTATCATGAGCTATCCCGGCGATATCTACAATACTCCATACGTATCTGTGTTAAGGTTTTCTAGGTATAGCAGAGAGATAGCTTATAAGTCTGGTGAGCAGACTCCTGAAGCAGCTATAGTACTTCCTCTGCCCAAGCAATTAGCAGAAGCTCAGAGTATTTCTCATTCTGACTTTGAATCTCCATACATAGGCTCGTTTTTATCTGCAGCTTCTTCTCTTAAACAAGGTAATGATCTATTACAAAACAGTTTACAGATGTTAAGCGATAACATGAGTGTATTGGCTAATAAGGGTATTGGAAAAATTGGTTCAAAATTAGCAGAATATGGTGCACAGTTTGATAACTTAGCTGGTAGATTTTTAACTAATGCTTCAGCTGATCTAGCAAATGCAGGTGAAAGAGGTGCATTTACTGGAGTCATAACAAATCCGCATGCCACAGTTCTTTTTACTGGTGTGGAACTACGCGGATTTCAGTATAGCTGGGATTTCTCACCTCGATCTTCGAGTGACAGCAGAGCTCTTAGTGAGATATTCAATTACATACGTAGAGCAGCTCTACCTAATTATATCTTTGGTAAAATAGCCATGGACTATCCACTAGAAGTACAAGTCGACTTCTTAGGAAATGGTATAGAGAAATTTGTATTTGGAACTAAGAGAACTGTCATAACTGACGTGCAAATAAACTATGCCGCAGAAGGTCATCCAACTTTTTATAGAGATGGTGCTCCTACATCGATGAGTCTGACTATTACTCTTAAAGAAGTCGCTATCAGGACTGCAGAAGATTATGGTGGTTCATCACGTACTATTCCTGGTAATGAATTAGCGCAGTAGGAAAAAAGATGTCACAAAAATACTTTTCTAATTTTCCACTCATAAACTATAACGACTCAGCTACCAGAAATATCATCTTAAAGTCTCAGTTCTTTAAGTCGGTAATTGATACTATCGGAGCCTTTTATACTTACGTCGTCAGAGATGGAGAGAGACCCGACACTATAGCATTCGACTACTATGGTCACTCTGATTACACATGGATAGTGTACTTCAGTAATAGTATAATAGACCCATACTTCGAGTGGCCCATGGATAATTTTCAGTTCGAAGAATTTGTAGTTAAAAAGTATGGTTCAATTCCAGCAGCCATGGAAGAGATCGTATACTACGTCTATAACTCGAGTGTAAATCCAGACGATCCTGAGTATGAGTATAACTTGAGTTATAAGATGGATACCATCACGTACGACTATAAGGTAGCCAATGATCCATCTTTTCAGGTGAATCTCTGGACCGCTAAGAATGCATACGACTACGAGCTGGAAAAGAACGACGATAATCGAAACATAAGACTTCTAGACTCGACTTATCTATCACAGATAAATCGTGAAATCTCTAACATATTTAAGAATTAAAGATGTCGAGCGAATACACATCAGGTCAGAGACAAGTAGAGTCTATCGGTAACTATCGTCTAGACATTCAAAGTATTATCTTTCGAAAGATAAACGGCGAGTCAATAGATGTGACGAATATGTTAGCCGGCTTTAGCATCTATCAGTCTATATTTCAGCCTTTTATGAAGGCTAACTTGATGCTGTATGACGCAGTCAGTCTTCACACAAATTTTCCCTTAGTAGGTGAAGAGACTATAGAGATATCATGGTCTCCGACTATACAAGGTTCTACTGGTGTAGTCAATGAGATAGACAGAGATGAAGATGATACTTACAGACTAATATTTTGTGTCGATAAAGTAGAGAAGCAAGTAGTGAGCTCAAAAGGAAGTGAGTCGATCTACATCTTAAATCTGTATTCAGTCGAGATGCTAGACAACGTCAAGAAGAGAATACAAGCCGCGTATAATACTACGTACACCAATGCGATAGGTATACTACTCGAGAATGAGTTGAATATGACCGCGAATGGCAAGAAGCTCAAGGGAATGACTGACTTAGATCAGCCAGAGGCCTCGAAGGGCGCGTTTAAGTTCATCGTTCCTAACATGAAGCCACTCGACACTCTCTTGTGGATGACTAAGCGAGCGGTAGCCACAGAGTACGGTAATGGGTCTTACTTCGTGTTCTTCGAGAGATTCGATGGATTCTATTTTAACACCGTCGGTCAGATGATCAAGTATCAGTTCGAACAATCAATGAATCATGGATATCCAGGTAATACTGATGAGAACTATCCTCGAGTAATAAAGACGTATTACTACATTCCAAACTACAACGCTCAAGCCATGTCATCGTTTAATCTTCCAGTCAATGCTCAGCAACGAGTATTAACTTCTTTGACTGTGAATAAGAGATACTCTACTTTTCAGAAGATCCTCGGCGGTTACTTTGAGAACGAGTTATATCAAATCGACGTGTATAATAAAGAGATCATATCTACTCCGAGTACGGTATTAACGAGTGAGATATATGGTAATAGTCCAAACAACTTCAACAGTAAAGAATTTCAAAACTTATCTCTGACGAAAGATAATGGTAAGGGCACTAAGACTAAGATCAAGTACGCGATCGTTCAAGATCAAGGAGACTATCCGAATGCTCCGCACTACTTCTCAGAGAAGTACAATGAAGCTCTAAGAATGCAGTCTGCCATGGCTCAGATAAATATTACAGTAAGCGCCATAGGTGACACGCGTGTTCAGGCCGGAGACGTCATCGCTATCAAGATACCAGCTGCTCAAGGGTTTACTACACCTAACGACGAAGATCAATATCTCACCGGTGAATATCTGGTGACCGATATTAAGCACGCCATATCTCTAGGTGGAGAGTACACTATGGTGATGAATCTGAGTAGAGACACTTATTCTTCTTCTATCGAAACTAAGCAGACATATACTCCGGGCACATCTGCCGCGGTGACGAATCCAGCGAGAGAGAACTAAATCATGGCAGATGACGCTAGAGATGTTGCAGTAGCCGCAGATAAACAGAATATCATTGACGAGACCATATCTACTGCCGAGACTATCATTAAAGACGCTCGCTCCGCGTTAGGTCTAATAGGAGTAGCTAATACTATACAGACTGCCGTAGCGGCTATCATAGAGCCTCCACCACCTGTTCCTACACAAGCGCCAAACGGATCTGCTTATAGATCGAAGATGAATCAGGGAGATCTTCCTTGGGCGCTCGTCATGATGCCTACTACTTCTTCTGGCCAGTCTGGAATTGGTGTAAACAAGCACGGCTTACATCCTGAGTCTTGGGTAGTAGGATTCTTCGCAGACGGCGACGACTGTCAGCAACCCATCATCATTGGCACGCTTCCGGGTGGACCCGGCAAAGGTAGCTACGTAGGTCAACTATCTACCAATCTATCTACTGCTGTAACAGAGAATGTCGTCAACACTACGAATAATGTCATAGAAAATCTGACTGGATCTAACGTCGAGAAGGGCATGGCTTTCTTGATCAAGTCTGGTTACACGGCCGAGCAAGCTGCAGGAATCTTAGGTTGTCTGCAAGTAGAGTCTGGATCAGGATTGAATACCAAGGCTTTTAACTCATCTGGCGGTGGTCAAGGAGCGTATGGCATAGCGCAGTGGAGAGGACCCAGACAAGACTCTCTTAGAGCCTTCGCGAATCAGTATGGCAACGGAGAGATAGAAAGACTTGAAGTTCAGCTAGGTTATATAGTAAAAGAATTGAAAGAGATGCCACAGTATTCTGGTAAAGCCGAAAAGATGCTACAGAATACACGAACACCGCAAGACGCAGCCATAGCATTCGCGCACTATGAGCGTGGTGAAGACTTTAGTGCTCAGGCTCTACGTGAGACTGGATCTGGTTGTCAATTTGACGAGAAGTATCTTAACTCGAGTGGTAAACCAGTGAGAGTAGATATATTAAAGAAGCGAATTCAAAATGCCACTCTGATATATCAGTCATTTACTAATAGTCCTACGTCTGAGCCAAAGGGTTAATAATGGCTAATGTCTCGGTAGCTAAAAATTTCTTGAGTCTAATAGCCGGAAAGTGCACCGATATCTCTGTGACTTCGAGTGGTAGCAAGAGAGGATCAGATAGCCCTTCTTCTGTGCCATACAACTCTATATTCGTATTCTCGAATGGTTACGTGGCGGTAAATAATCCTAGCTCTCCTACTATAAACTTCATATTAGAAGGTGGCAGTCACGAGTGGGAAGGAGCCGCAGTACAAGAAAATATCTTTCCGTACTACTCTCCTGCACAGATGACTACTCTAAAGGTCTTGATAGACTACTGCTTCTCTTTAAATAGAAATCTATTCGTGAACTCAGACTTATTCATATAATTGGAAATCGACATGGCAGGATACAACTCGAGTAAAGACAGCGGATTTCCTAACGGGTATGACTACAATACCGCCGGCTCGGAGATCACGGCTAAGAATAGACTTCAGACTCCAGCTGGCTTCAATACTTCTGCACCGTCGGCAGCACTCAATAAGCATCAAGATCCTACGAGTGCTCTTCCTATCGGTGTACCGGGAACCACTTACACTCCTCACACCTCTGATCAGGTATTCAGCACCGTAGGTGGTCACTTCGTGATCATGGGCAACGCCCCTGGAAATGAGACTGTGCGTGTTCAATCGAAGGCTGGTGCGGCCATCGAACTCTCTGATGACGGATCTATTCGCTTAGTATCAGCAAAGGGAATGTATCTCTCGATCAACGGTGATAATCAGATCGTGATTCAAGGCGACTATGCCATTACTGCGACTGGCGCCATGAAGTTCAAGGCTGGTAGCATCATCTTTGATACGACTGAGATGATCATGAACGTGCATGGCGACATGTCGAAGTACGTCGACGGAGACTACAACGAAGAGATCATGGGTGATCGACACGCCGTGACTGCGAGTGATCAGTCTCAGATGATTGGTGGAGATCACAGGCAGATCATCACCGGCAACTCGCGAGATCAAGTAACTGGAGACAGAAAACTCGAGACGGGAGGCGATCACAATAACCTGACTAAGGGAATCTATCAGGTGAGTTCTATCGGTCAGATGCTGCACTTGACTAACAACAACGCCGTGCACTCTACGCTAGGTTCGTACTCCATGACGTCTAAGGGTAATACGAGCATATCTTCTCAGGCCCTGTTAGACCTCACTGCAGCAGCTAACGTCAGCATCGGATCGAAGGCTTCGTTGAGCATCGTAGTGGATTCTGGCATCAAAGTCAATGCTAAAGCCGCCATTCAGATGGCATCAGACGAAAACTTTAGCATAGACTCGAAGAAATACGTGTATCTCACCGGTGGAACTAACATCAACGGATATGCGCCAAGAATAGACTGGAATGCGAGTTCGAGGTCAGCAGCCAATACCTCATCTGCTCCGGGTGTAGGAATTCCAGCACCCGCGACTTATCCTGAGCTACCTGACAAGAGTCTGATACTTGATTCTCTCAGCGACTTCGTGGCTACTGACGGCGAGATCGATAACATCGTTAGCGCAGAACAGATCTACATGTTATACTCTGAGGGCGGCGAGAACGGAAAGCCGCCGAAGGCCATCTTAGATCGTCTCGCAGAGAAGGGAATCGAGTATCCACCGGTGACTACTGGTTCTGTGCTATCTGAAGTAGATACTGATAATCTTAAGTCCAACGTTACTGACACACAGAGTGGCTGGAATCCAGGAGTCGTCTAATGTTTGATCAAAAAGATTATTACGGAAATCAGTACAAGTGGTTCGTCGGCAAGGTAAAAGACGTCAACGACCCACTAAACTCGAATCGCGTCAGAGTTCACATCTTCGGTATTCATCCAGATGAAGAACTCGTCACTGGTTCTACCGGAACTACTGAGAGTACGAATGAAGAGAGTATCAATCAAGGATTCAATGTAACACCGCCGGGTTCTCTGTCTGCAGTTCCGCCTGCAGTAGGTGCAGAGTTGACACCTATCGATAGAAATGCGCTCGTCAATCCAAGTCAAGAGACTGCGAAGATATCACAGTACTTTACGCTAGCTGACTTAGCGTTCGCTGGTTCTACGAGTGGACCTCTAAACAGAGCAAACAAGAATCTTCTTTCTCAAGACATAATTTACAATTTGACTAACTTAGCTGTAAATTGTTTAGATCCGATCAAGTCTCAGTTTGGAAGTATACAGATCACTTCTGGTTGGAGAGCTAAAGTTCCGGGTAGTGTCGGATCGAGTTCTAATCATCCAAATGGATATGCGGCAGATATTCAAGCGGGAGCTTCTTCGTACGACTTAGCGCAATGGATAGCGACCAACTTAAAAGGAAGATTTACCATGTTACTCCTTGAGAGTCGCGGAGCCTCTAAGTGGTGTCACGTGCAACTCGGATCTATTGGTAGCAATCAAGGATCTCTCGCCAATCCTCTCATCGCTACTTACGTCAACGATAAGCAATACGCAAATAAGCTAGTCCTCGTAGGTTAGGAATTGAAATGTCAGTATTTACAAATGCGGCTTATCTCTTAGGACACATTCGAACAGAAGATCACGTCTTCTTTAATAGAATAGCCGAGCCATTCGCCACTACTACAGAGACTCTCGCCCAGTCATACGGAGGGTCTTATCCATCTGTGACCGGTGGTACTCGAATAGCCGCTAACGTGTTGTCTAAGAATCCGTTGATGACTAAGCCATCGGTCGCCGGCATGAGATACTTCGGTCAAGGCGCTATCGCTAAAGTCTGCATGGATCAGGCTCTGCCTAGAAGAATGGGTCAGTTTCCGACTCCTCAGCACGGATCAGGAATGAACTTTCACGACTTCAACACTAATCCCGTGTTTAGCGGAGTTCAGAACGTAGCCGGAGTCACAGGTGCTCTACTATACGGCGGGCAGTTCAAGAACGTGACCGGAGCTTCTGCTCTCATAAGCGGCAGTCTTGCTACGATCGCACTGACTGCCATCACTAACTTATTGAATCTCTCTCTTCCAGATAGTCTTCAGTCTTCTATTACCGGTCTGTCTAGCATGGTCAGCTCTCTCACCAGCTTGACTTCCGGTGGATTCGGAGGCAGCGTTCCAGTCTCTGACGTGCTCAGGACTTTTTCTACTTTCTCGTTTACTGATCCGACGTCTGCTCTACTATCGAGTTCAATCACGAGTGTAGCTTCTTCTGTGTTGGGTGGCGGTGGTCTGTCAAGTATGACTTCTTCAGTTACATCGATCTTGAGTACTGCACAAGGATTTAATGGATCGCTCTCTTCGATATCACCGGCTTCTGCGCTAAACGGACTCGGCGGCGGCACTGCCTTATTACAGAACGCTCTAGATCAGGCTCTGAATAATCTCATTCCCGGCGCGTCGATGGTCATCTCTTCTACTTTCAGCTCAGTCAACGACATCGCCGGACTATCTGGTGCTTCTCCTACTGAGACTCTGAGATTTAATGACAGAGACGCCATGATATCTTACTCTTCTGCGGCCACTCAGTCATTCGCCAGTTCCGACTCTAAGCCATACGGTAATGATACTTTTGATAAAGGATTTACTATGGCTGGTACGGTCGCCGAATATATAACTAAAAGAAACTCTAAGGCTGTATAGAAATGGCTAAAGCTCTAAACGACAATACGATATACAGTGACTTTAGAATCGACTTTGATATTCATCCCGTGAGTAGTGACTTAGCTAGACTGACTAATGAAGAATCAGTAAAGAGATCGATCAAGAATATATGTCTCACTGGCATCTATGAGAGATTCTGGAATCCGAGATTCGGCGCAGGTCTATCTAAGTACCTCTTCGAGCCAATCTCATTTGTCACGGAAGATCTTATTAAGAATGCAATCAAAGACGCTATAACAAACTACGAGCCGAGAGCTCTTACTCATGAAGTATACGTCTCAGCTAAACCAGATCAGAATGCTTATTCTGCGACAATCGTTTTTACGGTAATAAATAATCCAAACGCAATTACTTTCTCGGTTCTACTCAATAGGATTAGATAATGGCCGCTAACGGTTTCATAACTACGGCTGAGCTCAACTTCGATACATACAGAGCTAACTTAAAGACATACCTACAGTCGCAACCGAAATTTGCTGACTACAACTTTGACGGCTCAAACTTTTCTGTACTACTCGACATCTTAGCTTATAATACGTATCTGAACGCGTTCTACATGAACATGATCGGATCTGAGATGTTCTTGGATAGTTCTACACTATTCGAGTCGGCGTATTCTCACGCCAAAGAACTCAACTACATTCCGACTTCACGTAGTTCGTCACGTGCCGTAGTCACTATGACTCTGACTGGGCTAGCTAATACTGCCGCTTATGTCACTATTCCTAAGAACTATAGAATTACTACTAAGTTGAATAGTAAGAACTACTTATTTGCTACTCAGGAAGCTCATACGATCTCCAGAACTACTGGATTCATCTCCGCGAACGTGAGCATCTACGAGGGTAAAGTAACCACTGAATACTTTACTGAAGCGAATACTACAGCGACTAAGACCAGATACGTCTTAGCTTCTGCAAACTTAGATACTTCCAGCATCGACGTTCAAGTAAAGTCTAGCGTCAGCACGAATACTTTTTATACTTATTCTAGGTCTGATACTCTATACGGACTTACTTCTACGTCTAACTCATACTTCATTCAAGGGTACGGTGCTGGTAAATACGAAGTCGTATTTGGTAACGGCGTGACTGGTAGATCATTGACTCCAGGCAACGTAGTAAAGATCAACTATCGTGACACGCTTGGAGAAGAAGGTGACTATGCAGGTTCTTTCACTGCGTTAGACACTGCGTATGCAGATGACGGCAGCGCCGTACAACCTAATTCTATTAGAATCTCTACTATTTCTGTCTCTTCTGGTGGTTCTGATAGAGAATCTATCGAGTCTATTAAGTTTAATGCTCCGCGATACTACGCGACTCAGGATAGAGCAGTGACAAAAGAAGACTACGTCTCTCTGATCAAGTCTAACTTTCCTTCTATCGAGTCAGTGGCCGTATTCGGTGGAGAAGAAGATACGCCGAAGCAATACGGAAGAATTATTATCGTCACCAAGTCATTCGGTTCTGATAAGACTCCAGACTCTACGAAGCTCTCTATCGAGAACTATCTCAGAGACAAGATGCCTCTGTCCATTACACCAGTGTTTCAAGAGCCAGACTACATATACGTAAAAGTTGATACTACTGTGTATTATAATCAGTCTCTCACGACGAAGACTACTTCTGACATCAGGTCTGCTGTGATCTCTGCGGTTAGCTCTTTCAGCGCCACTAATCTTCAGAACTTTAATCAGAACATGAGATTCAGCAAGCTGACCGCCGCCATCGACGCCTCTGATACGAGTGTCTTGGCTAACGATACCATAGTCCAGATGTCGAAGAGATTGCTACCAACTATTAATTCTCCATATTCCACGGTAGTACAGTTTCACAATCCGATATATCTGACTACTTCTATCACCGATTCGAGTATCAATTCATCTACGTTTTATGTCGACATCGATGGCGTGAGCACTGCGGCTAACATCAAAGATGATGGATCTGGATTGATATATCTAATAGCTGGATCTACTCAGACTGCTATAGGCACTATCGATTATCCAACTGGTGAGATAGTCATCGCTAACTTGACTGTGACTGCTTATAACAATTATATCTCTCTATTTGCATACACTGCTTCACAGCAAGATATATTAATACAGCGTGATCAGATCTTGACCATCGATCCAGCAGACGTAACAGTCACAGTAGAAACGGCGACTACATAAGATGTCTCACTTCTTAGATCCATCTATTCAAAAAAAGATATCGACGTTCGTAAGCTCGCAGTTTCCTTCTTTCTATCGAGAAGAAGGAGACATGTTCATTCAGTTTATGAAGGCGTACTACGAGTGGATGGAGTCTAATGAGTCTGACGCGGTAATCAGAAAGTCTAGAAATCTACTCGACTATAGAGACATCGACACGACTCTCGATGAGTACGTGACTCACTTTCAGAACAAGTATCTCTATGGCATGCCTCTGTACTTCAAGGGCGACAAGAAGTTCTTGGTCAGGCACATTCTCGACGTCTATAGGTCTAAGGGTACCATAGAAGGATATAAGTTATTATTTAAGTTACTCTATAACGAGAACATAGAGATCTATGTTCCAAAAGACGACGTGCTAAAGCCGTCTGATGGAACTTGGATCGAGCAGAAGTATATCGAGATAACTGACTCGCCAAAGAGCTTTGGCATGGAAGCTGGTGTGATCGTCGGCGTAGTCTCTGGTGCTACAGCCGTGGCCGAGAACTACGTCAGAAGAAACATCAACGGCCGTTACTCTCAGATATTCTACGTCACGAACATCATCGGCACGTTTCTATTAAACGAGGCGCTGGTTCCTCAGACTCTATTCGTCAACGGAGTCTTGCAGAAACCTGCTGATATAGCGTTGTATCCTACCATCGTCGGATCACTTAGCGATCTCGAGATTCAAGATGGTGGCGACGGATTTTACACGGGCGACGTATTAGAGATTCAGACCGCGTTGGGTGCTAGTGCTAGATTCTTAGCAAAAAATGTTGGTCCTAAGCCCGGCTTGAACTTCATCTTGAACGAAGGCGGATATGGATTTACCACGTCTGCACAGAAATTTATATCTAGACTAGGTAACCCGAAGTCAGGATCGAACGCGGCATTTAGCTATGACATCTTCAATCGCAGCGGCGGTGCCCTCGAGCAGGTTACTTATTCTACACAGCTGATAGCAGGATTTCAGAATACTCTCATAAATGCTACCGTATATGACATGAATAATAGTTATGCTGCTAATTCAGCTTCGCCTATAAGTACTGCTATTCTATATCAAACAAAAGAATATGGATCTATTAGATCTGTCACTACAGATAGCGCAGGTGCTGGTTATTCAGTAGATCCTATCGTAACAGTCAGAGACGTAGTCGACAGCGCTTACTTAAGTGGTAACATAAGCTTCTCTAATTCTTCTGCTAATGTAGTTGGCACTGGTACTTCTTTTACAACGTATTTTGCTGGAAATACTTACATCAAGATAATTAATGATAAGTACACCGAGTCTACGTATGAGTATAGAATTGTGACTTCTGTCGCTAACGATACGCACATGACTCTTGACGACTATCCGACAACTCTCCAGAGTAATACGTATGCTGCCTATAGATTAGCTAGACCTCTCTGGTCATCGAGTGTTCCATTTCCTCAGTATCTAGATCCTAATCAAACGAATAATCTAGGCGAAGACGAGTACATTCAAGCTAAAGTTAATATCGGTAATAACGTTATCGCTAATGTTACGGTGACGACTTCTGGACTGTCGTTTGGCACCGGTGACTTAGTATATCTAATTCGTGGCCGAGCTCTAAGCAATGTATTGATTCGATCTGCAGGAACTGGATATCAGAACGGTGAACCACTCGTCGTAGTCGGCGGTGGTACTTCTGCACCTGCTAATGGATACATCAACACTAATTCTTCGGGAGCAGTCGTTAATACAGTCATCGTGGCTTCTGGATCTGGTTATCAGACTCCTCCCATCGTAAAGATTCAGACAGCGAATGGAACTGGTGCAGAACTAATAGCCGTGATCGGTCAGAGTTCATCAAATGTCGTAACTGGTCGAGTCATCAAGAGCGCAATTGGATTCGAAGAGGGTTACTGGTCTACTACTCGAGGATTCTTGAACTCTGATAAGTACATTCAAGACAGCTATTTCTATCAAGACTTCTCATACTCGATCAAGTCAGGTATTCCTTTCGAGAAGTATGTGGAAGTCATAAAGAAGGTGTTCCACATCTCAGGCATGGAGTTATTTGGAACACCATATATACTTGATGATCAGACGAGTACTATAAGTGAATCTAGCGTATCTATTGCGAACACATAGTAGAGGCTTTTATGGGTAAGATACTCAAGAATTTCAAGAAAAACGCCATCAAGTCTTTCTTTACTGGTATCGCTAATAACGATATGCGTATATACATGTTCGTAGGTGGAGCTTCTGATCACGCGTCGAATACTACAGTAAATGAGAACTATGAAGAGGCTGTCTATAGAGCTCAACGAGAGATGATGTTCGGTAAGCAGCTATCTACGACAGGAGCTACGAGTTCAGCCGACGCTAATAACTTCGCATACATGACTCGTAGAATAGACTGGGCGAATAACACTTTCTACAGCTTCTACGATAGCGCCAATTCTGACTTATACGATAGCGATTTTTATGTAGTGAGTAACGCATCCGTTCCAGGTCAAGCCAAGCACATCTATAAGTGCATCTGGAACAATGATGCAGGAACTTCTAAGATCGATCCATCGGTATCTCAGTCAAATAATCCTATAGGTGGACCGTTCACCACGAGTGATGGATACACATGGAATTACATGTATACCATCAGTGCCACTGACTGGAATAAGTTCGCGACTACGACTAAGATGCCGGTGTTTGCGAATAACATATCTGCCGCCGCTGCAAATGATGGCATCAGTTTCATCTCAGTAGAAAACGCTGGTAGCGGATACGTCTCACTCAATGGCACCATCGCCAAGGTCGTTAACTCTACTACTTTTCAAATCACGAGTAATACGAGCGTCATCTCGACAGGCTTAAACGCGTATCAGAACTCTTACTTATACATCATAAGCACCGCGGCTATCGTATCTAATACTTTCTTAAGAAGAATCACTGATTCGTACACAGACGTATATAACTATATCTACGTTCGAACAGATGTTCCTATCGACTCTGTGTCACAGGTAGCAAATAACTATGCCTCGTTTCAGATCGGTCCTTACGTAAAGATCGAAGGGGACGGCACTGGAGCTACAGCGTGGGCTAACGTCTCTATCGCTAACACAGTAAATCAGATCGTCGTGTTGAATAGAGGAAGTGGTTATACTCGAGCTACAGCACAGATTTATAATCAATTTAACAGTGGCTCCGGAGCTACGGCGAGACCTATCATCTCTCCACCGAAAGGTCATGGCGCAGATGTATTCTCAGAACTCGCCGTAGATACCATGGGTGTCTATGCTCAGTTCGCGAATACTGATGCCAACTTTATTCCAAACGTCACTTATAATACTATCGGTCTGATAGTAGATCCTAAGAATAGAGCTGCTCCGACTACTAGATACAGCAACGGAAGCTTCTCTCAGCTACTAAGTGTCAATCTTAGCTCGACTCCGACATTCTCAAATAATGAAATGTTAGTCGGAAACGGGCACATCGGTTACTACGTAAAAGTTGGACCTTATGCCAACAGCGCATATATAGTCGGTGATAAGACTTTTGCCAACGGCGAAGTAATATACGGATCACTTCAAGGAAACTTAGTCACGTATACTATAACTGGAATTAACAGTTATGGCCAACTAGACCCTGTACTATCAGATGTAGTGTATATAAATAATTTATCTGGAAACGGTGTCACGAGAAGCACTTCTTCGAACGAAGAGATCAAATTAGCTATTCAATTTTAAGGGTATGAGATGCCTCTATCTACAAATTTTAACGTATCTCCTTACTTCGATGACTTCGATGAGACGAAGAAGTATTACAGAATTCTCTTCAAGCCAGCTACAGCAGTTCAAGCTCGCGAGTTAACTCAACTTCAGACCATCATTCAGACGCAGATCGAGCGATTCGGCGACTCAGTATACAAGCCCGGATCTGTTATCGATGGATGCTCTATCACTCAGATTCCATTCTTGAATGGTATTCGCCTCGAAGATACCTATGCCAACGGCGCTCTCATCGTAATCGATGGATTTACTGACTATAAAGTAACCAGCGTAAATACAGGCCTACAAGCTAAAGTAGCGTATCCGAGCCGTGGCACTACTTCTGCATATCCTAATACGAATATCTTATATCTGTATTATCTAAACAGTGGATCTAACGCGGCGATCTCTGCTTCTGATATCAAGACGTTCTCGAATAACGAGCTACTCACGATCACGGATGCATCAGATAACGCTGTCGGTAACGTATACACTTACTCTAATACTTCTGCGGGTACGACTGCCACTACTCTAGCATACGGTCTTACCGTAGGATCTGGTATCGTATACAAGCGTGGTTACTTCTTAACAGTAGATCCTCAGACGGTAATCGTATCTTCTAACTCATATGTCGTAGACGATCTCGTAGGTGGATTCGACGTCACAGAGTCCATTGTCACCGCTGCCTCTGACACGAGCCTCAACGACAACGCTCTCGGCTACTCGAACTACAACGCGCCGGGCGCCGATAGAGTGAAGCTCGTAGCGAATCTAGTTATCAGTAATACTTCTGTAGCCGCGAATACGATTGGCTTCTTGCCTATCATCAACTTTGAGAACGGCAACGCCATTCGAGTTCTCACGAATCCTCAGCTTTCACGAGTCGGAGACGACATCGCCAGCAGGACTTATGACTCGACTGGTAACTTCGTCGTGAAGCCATTCAACGTCTTCACTCGCGCTAATACTTCTGATCCCTACTCACTCGACGTCGTCATCAGTCCCGGCAAGGGATACGTGAAGGGCTATCCCATCGAGCTCAGCAGACCCTACGTAGTCTCTACTGCTCGAGGAACTGATACTCTAAACTATGCTACTTCTCTGCAGGTGGCTTATGGAAACTACGTCATCGTAAATGAGTTGGCTGGTGCCTTTGACTTTACTCAGGCCGAGTCAGTGACGATCTACAACACGGCTCAGCAGGCTCTCACTGGAAGAAGATTCTCTTCTCTTACTCCGACCGGCACTGCCATCGGTACTGCTAACCTGAGGACTGTATTAAATCGCACCGGTCAGCCCGGTACTCCTACTGCACAGTACTATGTGTATCTCTTTAACGTGAAGATGAACGCTGGCTACAGCTTCACCAACAACGCTAAGTCGATATACTTCAACAGCGGTGGTGTCACCGGCGTAGCCGACTTGGTCTTAAACAATAATCAGGCCACGATCTATAGCTCAGAGGGAACTAACTACACCTTTGGCTTCGGTAAGAACGCCGTAAAGACGGTCACTTATGCTGGTAACGCGCACAACACCTCACAGGTAGTACGCACGCGTGCATTCGCTACAATGGCTACGACTGGTCTAATTCCACTCACGCTAAGCGGCAGAGGCGGCGCGACTGGTACTGAAGTACTGAACTACGGTATCGGAAACATCACTGACTCTGGTGCTACTCGATTCATGGTCATCGCCACTCAGACGAATAGATCTGCCGCGAATATAACTGGCACGGTCTCAGTAACTGGCGCGAACGTAACAGGAACTTCTACTTCGTTTACAAGTCAACTCTCACCTGGAGAGTACATTCAGTTCGCTACGACTACAGGTTCTACTTTTGGAACTGGTGGAGACATTCGTAGAGTAGTCAGCGTCACGAATGCTACTTTCTTAACTGTGGATGCAGTAGCTAACTCATACGTAGCTAACGGCGCGTTTAAGTATATTCCTGCTGGATACGTATTCCCGTTCGACAGCACGATGGTAGGTGGTGCCACTCGCTCCATCAACGTGACTTCTACTACTCAGGCTACGATCAACACTGGATTCGGCATCGTTGGTGCTCTAAACAGCACGTCGAACGTGACGATCTACTACGAGATGCTTCGCACGCAGGCCATTCCTGCCAACATCACGAGTCTCGAGGACATCGTAGTAAACATCGACACGTCGAATAATACCGGCGGATCTACTGGACCATGGTCTCTTGGTGTTCCAAACGTTCAGAAGTTAAAGCACGTATACGTCGGCACCACGTACGCGAACACGAACGTCGACTATCTAAACAAGTTCTACTTCGATAACGGTCAGCGTGACACTCACTACGACTTGGCTGCTCTGTATCCACTACCGGGTGCACCGGTAGACAGCAATACCAAGATCATGGTAGTGTTTGACTCGTTTAAGCCGGATTACACGTATGGCACGAGTTTCTTTACTGTAGACTCATATCCAATTAACGACTTGGCTGATTCTAATACTACTATTAGAACTCAAGACATTCCTGTGTACACTGACTCTTCACAGAACTATAGGAATCTCAGAAACTACGTAGACTTCAGGCCATTCGTCAGCAATACTGCTGTGATAACTGGCAACAGCGCGCTGGCTACAGTCAATCCTGCAAACAACACTTCTACTTGGCAGCTAGACACCAACAGCATCTCTGGCCTATACGTTCCCGCTCCTGATACGGTTCTTTCTTCGAATATCGAGTACTATATCGGAAGAAACGAGTTAATCTACATCGATCCTAAGGGCAACGTAAACTTCCGGAAGGGCGAGGCCTCTGAAGCTCCACGCGGAGTCACTCCTCCGCCTGATCTCTTGACTATCGCTTACATCAACATCAAGCCGTATCCCTCGCTGACTACAGAAGAGCAGCTAGTTCAGACTAACGTCAATAAGCAGTCAGTAGGCATCATTCGCGACACGACGTACGCCAACGAGATGACTCCTGTGAGCATACGCAGGTATACCATGTCTGACATCGGTACCCTTGAGGAGCGAATCTCCAAGCTAGAGTACTATACTTCTCTGAGCTTACTCGAGAAAGCCGCTACTGACATGCAGATTCCAACTGCAGACGGTCTCAATCGATTCAAGAACGGCATCTTCGTAGAGACCTTTACTTCACACGCGTACGGCGACATCTCTAATCAGGAGTACAGAGTCGGCATTCACGTGTATGAGAATCATGCGCGAGCCATCACGACTACCGACAGACAGGCGCTAACTAAGTACACGATGACTAACGCCAATAATATCGGATCTAGCTTCACGCTGAACTACGAATCGAACGTGTATTTCCAGCAGCTATTCACTAGTGAGATCACGCGAGTATCAGACAAGCCGGACTTCACTTCTGCTCACATGTATGTGTTTCCTCCACAGGTTCATCAGGTGGACAAGGACACACAACCTCAAGTACAGTCTTCGACAGACGCTACTCGAAACTTGCAGAATGCCGCTAATAACGTCAGCAATCTAAACTACGGCTCTAACTATGATCCTGCCGGCGGCAGCGATAAGGGTCGCACGAATAATGCTAACTATCAGCAGAATAAGCCTAGTCAGACGAGCGGCACTACCAGCAACATGAATCTAAATGGTACGCAGACTCAGCAGACTTCTTCTATCACTGAGACTACTACTAGCGCCACGCAGACGATCGTTCCTTACATGGCCGATACTATCATGGCCTTCAAGGCGACTTCGATGAGACCGAATACCGTAGTGTATCCATATCTAGAAGGCATGCTCTGGGCTCAGTACACCGCTCCAGGACTACCCAATACGAGCGTCACTGATACTTCTAATCACGCTATAGTGTATCGCACAGGTAACTTTGGTGCTACTCTAAGAACTAACGCGAACGGAGCCATCTACGGTAAGTACACCATTCCTGCAGGAAAGATTCAGACCGGTCAGATCATGTTCGCTCTCGCAGACGCGAACGGCGCGTTCATCAGCGAGGCCGCTCTACAGGCGGCAGAGCTTGGTTACACCGATCAGGTCTCTACATACGCGTATACGTCGTTCACTGCGGATAGAATTAAGGTACATTGCCCCAAGACTATTCTGCCGACTACTACGGCAGTAGGCATCGGATCCGGTATCGCTTCTTCTTCCGCTTCAGCCGCGGGTGCAGCTGGAGCAGCCGCGGCTGGCGGCGGTGGTGTGTGCTTCACGGCTGGAACCATGGTCAAGATGGCTAATGGAAGACTGAAGAAGATCTCTAACGTCGTAATCGGTGACAGAGTATACAACTACGACGGAACTAAGATCAACACGGTGACTTTCGTCGAGCAGTTCAGAGTCAATACTAAGCTTTACTCGCCCACTACTCAGTACGCGCCTTTCGCTACTCTAAATCACCCAGTCTACATCGATGGCAAGCTATCATCAGTAGATCCAGTGTATGTCTCGAAGAGATATCCGTGGCTAGGTAAGACGGAGGCCATCGTAAATCCACAGATCACTGATGATAACTGTGATGAAGTCACGTATAACCTCTGGGTAGACGGCGACAACACTTATATCGTAAATGGATTTGGTACTACTACGATCATCGGCGACGGTGGTTGGCTCAGAAAGATCTACGAGCTAGGCCTAGCCAGCGTTCAAGACGTGTTAGACCTACAGTTTAGAATGGCTGAGAGCACCGATAATCTTCTATTGGGCTCGTACGTTATGAATAATCTGTATATAGATAATAAAGATTTTAACGGAGTCCTCGCGAAAGTATTCTTATCAAAGAATAAGTTCGTTCAAACGCTAATTAATGGCCTATATACGACAATCGGGTTCGCCAATAGAATTTGTAAGTATCGCCGTTTTTAAGAACTGCAAAATAAAAGGTTGAATAGATGCCTAATTTAATTCCTATGGCTCAAGGCTTTAAGATAACCGGTGCTCCGGCTTCTGTAAGCCAAGTATTCATAGAATCTATACGGATCGCCATATCTGCCAAGTCTCCGACTTTTGGCATGACTATAATGATCTGTGAAATCAACGGTGGTCAACCAGATATTTCGAAAGTATCTCCATACGGACAGAAGCACCTGAGATCTGATGAAATCACGGCGATTGGAACTACGGCGACGAAGACTACTACTAATTTTACTAAGTTTACGTTTGACAATCCAGTTGCCCTATTGACGAATAGGGAGTACGCTCTTCTCATAAAGCCTGACGGCAACAGTGTAGATTATAAGCTGTTCACTGCCACGCGCGGAATCAACGACTTGATCTTAGGAGCTACTAGCTCTATTCCTCAGCCGACTGGGCAGATCACTCTGACTGGTCTGTACACCGGAAGTACTGGTGGAAATTGGTCTTTCAATCCGGCTAAGTATCTACAATTCACCGTAAACAGATATAAGTTCACTCAGTCTACGGCGACAGTCGTATTCAATTCCGCGAATAACGAGTACTTCACCATAGCCAATCTGACTTCTGGCTCGATGAGAGCCGGCGACGTCGTGTTTGGTGGTAACTCTACGGTCGTAAATACCAATCTATACGGCGTCATCTATTACTCTCACGCTAATAATAATACGATCTATCTAAAAAACTCTACCGGTAAGTTTGGCGCCGGTAATACTATACAGATATTCAGACCTAATGGTGATGGTAACGCGACTGTCGCTTATGCTAACTCGAGCGTAGGTACTCGAATCGCCAATGCGACCATCTACAGCATCGACGACTTGAAGTATCACATCGTATCTCCAAGATTCGTTGAGACTCTTCCGGCCGGAACTTCTATTACATATACGTACAACGGTATCACAGGATCCAATGGATCTTATGCCGTCGCCGGGACTACGCCTTCTGTAAGAAACGGCGTAGAGAATACTTTCAACGACGTAGAGAGAACACTGCCTAGTTACAGCAAGAGTATCACCACACTCCCACGCAAGTCTCCGATAAGCATCACGGCTACTCTACAGAGTAACTCTGATTACATCTCACCGATGTTGGATCAAGTGCTATCTCAGGCGATGGTCGTCACCAATCACTTGGACGGTGTCGGCGCTAACGTCTACATGGAGTACTTTAACACTGGAACAGTGGCCTCTAAGTACATCTCAAAGCCAATCGTACTCGCTTCCGGTCAGGACGCCGAAGATCTCAAGGTATACGTAACTGCTTGGAGACCTCCGAGCACTGACTTGAAGATCTACGCCAAGTTCTTGAGCGCTCAGGACTCTGCTCCTCTATCTCAGAAGACTTGGACTCTTCTGACTAATGACAATCCGGCTACTTACAGCGACGCTCTAGATTCTGACAATCTAATAGAGTACTCGTTCTCTATGCAGAACACCGTGAATGATCCGGCTCTTTACTTGAGAGGAACTGGGACTGTTACAGGTACTCTCACTTCGAACGTGATCACGGGAGCTAATGCTTCTGCATTCAATACTCAGCTACAGCCCGGATACATCGTATATAACAATTCAAACGTCATAATTGGTACGGTCAGCACGATCACGAACTCTTCGTACATGACTCTTACCACCAATTCACAAGTAGCTACTACTTCTAACTCTTTCAACTATGCAGCTTCAGTGATTCCGCCTCAGACTAACGGCTTCTTGAACATCACAAATCTCGTGCAGAAGACTGGTACCGTTACAGTAAGTAATAACAGTGGTCTTGTCACCGGTTCTGGTACGGCGTTTAATACCGAGCTAGTAGTGAGTAACTACATCTCTGTTAACGGAGAACAGAAGTACATAGTATCGATCGCAAACTCTACTTCTATGACCGTCGACTCACCTTTCACTACTTCTTACTCCGGTCTAAACTACTCGCAGGTCCTTCCGAATGGTCTGACTTATACTGACGGAAACGGCGTTACTTACGTCAAGTACAAGACATTCCAGATCAAGATGACTCTACACAGCGACAATCCAGTATTCACACCAAAGATTCATGATCTCAGAGCCATAGCATTGCAGACATAAAGATGGATGATAAATATTATAAGATTGAAGATAGACCAGATCTCATCAAAGACAATGAGACGGGAGCCATACTCAATACGAGTATGACAGCTCTCGAAGCTTATAAAAAACAGAGAAGTCATTTAAACAAAATAAATACAATTGAAAATGACGTTAGTCACCTCAAGTCAGATATAAATGAGATCAAGAGTCTACTTAGAGAACTTCTCAGGAAAGAATAATAGATGACTATTTCTGTTGCTAATACTCTAATTACCAATACGTTTGACTATTGGCGTTCAAGAACGAACGAATTAGCGTATGCGATGTCGAGCAATACGGTAACTACGGGAGGAAGCCCAGCTGTAGGTAATGCTTACGTCACTGGTTTATTCTTTGCTAACACAATTAACGCTAATACGCTGTCAGTAACCGGCGCTATCACGTTCTCTAACACCCTATCAGTCACTGGCGCAACTACGATATCTAACACAGTAGCCGTAACTGGTGCTGCTACATTCTCCAATACTGTGGCTGTAACTGGTGCAACTACGATATCTAATACTGTCGGTATCACTGGCGCTGCTACTCTATCGAGTACTCTAGCGACTACTGGTGCTGCTACATTCTCCAATACTGTGGCTGTAACTGGTGCGACTACACTCTCTAATACTATTACATCTAGCTCTGTCGATGACTCTACTAGTACTTCTACTGGCTCAGTAAAGATATCTGGTGGTGTTGGTATTGCTAAAAGCTTGTACGCTAACTCAACTACAGCTACAGCTTATTTTAATAACGTAGCAGCCATCGACGTTATTGTTAACTCAACGGTAGATTCTACTAGCATAACTACCGGTGCTTTTAATGTTGCCGGTGGTGCAGGAATCGCTAAAAATCTATACGCTAATGGTACCGGTGCTGGTGCGTTCTTTAATAACTCCAACGTCGCTGGTACTCTTGGAGTTGGTGGTGCAGCTACGCTTGGAAGCACGTTGAATCTTACTGGTGCTGCTACTCTAGGATCCACTCTCGCAGTTACTGGTGCGACTACTCTATCCAATACGATTTCAGCTACTGGTGCGGCTACATTCTCTAATACAGTCGGCATCACCGGTGCAGCTACATTATCTAGCACTCTCGCGGTCACTGGAGCAGCTACACTATCTAATACGATCGCTGTAACTGGTGCAGCTACTTTCTCTAATACTTCAACACACACTGGCCCGGCTACTTTCGCTAGTACGCTTGGAGCAACCGGTGCAGTGACGTTTGCTAATACTCTAAACGTCATCGGTGCCTCGACTCTATCTAATACGATCGCTGTAACTGGTGCAGCTACTTTCTCTAGCACGCTCGGTGCTACCGGAGCAGTAACGTTTGCCAATACGATCGCGGTCACTGGCGCAGCTACTCTATCTAATACTCTAACTGTTACAGGTGCTGGTGCATTCTCTAATACTCTTAGTGTAACTGGTAACACATCTCTTTCGAATACACTATACGTAACCGGAAACACGTTCCTCACTAACGCTAACATTTCTGGTAATTTAGGCTTAACTGGAACTTTGTACTTTAACTCAGTATCAGTAAACTCTTCTTACTACACTGGAACTGCTTCCAACGCAAATACTCTAGGCGGCCTAGCTCCAACGTCGTACGTCAACACGACTGTCGCTCACGCTAACTCTGCTGGTCAAGACGTCATCATCTCAGGCGCGTTCAATAGCCTCGGAGCTAATCTAAAAGCCATCGGTACTGCCGGTACTTACGGTGACTCAGCTTCTTATCCTGTAGTTACGGTAGACGATCGTGGCCGTGTAACTTCTATAACTCTACAGCTCGTTAACTCAGCCATCTCTACACAGTCGGTTAACAACGCGTTGTTCTTGACTGGTGTTTCTGGAAACAACTTCGTACAGAATACAGACTCACGTACACTATCTGGCAACTTAGTATTCAGTAGCCCGCTCGAGGCTAACGGAGTTACTAACGCGGCGATCGTGATAAAGGGTGGTCTGGGTGTTGGTAACAACATCTACGCAAATCTATTCACTTCAGCCGCGTACTTCAATAACGTAACTGCCGTAGGTGTTAGAGTATCTTCTACTGTTGAGTCTACTGCTACGACGACTGGCGCACTTATTGTATTGGGTGGTCTAGGTGTAGATAAGTCCATCTACGCTAATTCTCTAGCTGGAACTGCGTACTTCAATAACGTATCGACAATTGGTGTCGGTGTAACTTCTACTGTAGACTCAACTTCTACGACTACAGGTTCTGTCAGAATCGCAGGTGGTGTAGGTATCGTTAAGAATCTCTATGCCAATGGACCTGGTGCAGCAGCTTACTTTAACAACGCTAACGTAGCTGGTACTCTTGGAGTAGTAGGAACAGCTGCATTCTCCAATACACTCAGTGTAGTTGGCGTCGCAACACTCACTAATACACTCGGCGTTACTGGTGCAGCCACATTCTCTAATACTATAGCTGTCACTGGAGCTGCAACATTTTCAAATACAGTAAGCATAACTGGTACACTTACCGCAAATGGTGGTACTTTCAACGGCGTGTTTGCTAACTCCGCGGCTCAAGACGTTATCATCTCTGGTACTTCCAGCGCTAGTCTTGGGGCAATCTTGGCTCAGAGCGGTGTTACTGCAGGTGGTTACGGTAGCTCAGTAAATGCCGTATCAATTGTTGTGGATGCTAAAGGTCGTGTGACTTCAATAAGCAACGCTGCTATCAACGTCAATACTGCTCTTGGTTACACACCTCTATCAACAACGGCATCTTTTGCCAACTCCGCGGCACAAGACGCTACGATATCTGGTACGTATAACTCTCTAGGTGTAACTCTTGCTACCAGTGGTGTTACTGCTGGTGGTTACGGAAGCTCGGTCAACGCTGTTTCAATCGTAGTAGATGCTAAGGGTCGTGTGACTTCGATAAGCAACAGCGCCATCAACGTCAATACTGCTCTTGGTTATACGCCACTCTCAACGACTGCGACGTTTGCTAACTCAGCTGCACAGGACGTTACCATCGGTGGAACTTATGCAGCTCTGACTGCTACGCTCGCTACAAGTGGTGTAGTAGCTGGTTCTTATGGTAACACTACGACAGTTCCGACTATTACCGTTGACGCGAAGGGTCGAATCACTGCAGTATCGAATAATACTATCACTTCACCGGTAAACACTGTGAATACCACCGGCAACTTTACCATCGCCGGTAATATAACGTTCTCTGCGGTCAATACGTACTTCACTAACGGTCTGTCTGCAAATAATTCCACTTCTATCAAGTTTAGAACACTAAATGGAAATAGTGTTTACTTTACTCAACAGAACGACGATAACTTCGTGTTCTATACTACCGACGCGACGGGTGCTCCTCGTCCTGTGTGGTCTATCTTTGCTAATACTGCCACTTCGAACTTATCAGTATCAGTTCCAACGACATTTGCTTCCAGTTTATACCTCAATAGCGGTGTTAATCTATCGCTGAATGGATTGACTCTTGGAAATACCGCTGGTAGCTTGGATCTAAATAACAATGGTATCACGGACTACATCTCAGCACCTGTTGCGAAGACCGTCAGCTTTACAGTAGCTAACACTGAGAGTGGATCGATATATCAGTGCACTAATGCTACTATTGCTACAGTAATTACTCTTCCAGCTTCGGCAGTAACTGGATTTAATGCTACTATATTGCAGACTGGTGCTGCTAACGTAATCTTCTGGGCTGCTGGTGGTACTCTTAATAAGAGAACCGGCGTAGGTGCTAACACATCCACCGCAAATATTGGTGGTCAGTACGGTATGGCGACTATAATTAGATTATCTACTGGCAACTGGGTTATCGGTGGAGACGTCTGGTAATGGCATTTGCTCTACCCGGTGGAATAGCAATTGATTCTGGCTCTCCGTCTAGAATATACTTGACTGTATCCGCGAATACTGCTAACTATAACGTTAGAGCACAAGCGGTTGCTGCAGCTGGTTATGTTGCAAATAAAAAGTTAGACGTCACTATCACTATCAATTCCGGTGTATACGTCTATTCTACTTCTACTTCTTCTGCTGCGTTGGATGCGGGCCCAGGTTGGAATACACGCGATGTAATTAGAATTATAAACAGTGGTACTGTACAAGGAGCCGGCGGTGCTGGTGGTACTGGTGGTTCTGCTAACGCTACTGCAATCCTCTCAGCGCCAACTGCCGGTGGCGCTGGTGGTACGGCCTTAAAAACTACTCGTGCTGTTGTGCTAACAAACTCTGGTTCAATATTAGGCGGTGGCGGAGGCGGTGGAGCTGGTATAGCAACTGCCACAGGTAAACTTGGATACGGTGGCGGTGGTGGCGGCGGAGGTCAAGGATTCAATGGTGGCGCTTTAGGCGCTGGTGGTTCTGGTAGTACAGCCAGTGGTACTTCTGGTACAGCAGGCACAACTTCATCTGCTGGCACATTTGGTCTTCGTGGTGGTACTGGAGCAGCAAATGGTGCCGCAGGTGGCACTTCCGGAACTGCTGGTAGTTCTAGTACGAGTGCAGGTGGTGCAGCCGGTAATGCTATCGACGGAACTAGCTTTGTTGTTATAACTGCAACTGGAACCATAACTGGTCCACAGATAAATTAAGAGGAAGTTATGGAAGCTTATACGTATAAGATTTTAGAAGTAAATGAATTAACTCATACTATGATAGTGCAGTATACTCCTATTGATTCTACTCTAAGCGAAATCAGTTTGAATATACCTGCACCCGCTTCTCTCGATAATATAGAAGCTCATATCAATACGTATGCTCCACAGAGCACATGGTATAATATTAAGAATCCAAACTATCAGCTATCTTCTCTAGTTGGATCTGAAAATACTGTTGATCCTACTTTATTTGCAGAAACGAGTACGACTAGCACTTCGATCACTGGTGGTGTATATGAGTTGATGCTGCAACTCAATAATGAATTCTTAGCTGAACAATCAAATACTGCGAGTGTTTAATCATGACTTTTTTGTATGCTAACTTTCAGACTGTAGACACACCTAAGTTCACTATCTACTATGGTGTTAGCTTAGCTAAAGGTACTACTTGGTTCGATGGACTCGTTCCTGATTGGGTTCCTAAGTATCCGGGAACTGGTCCTGAGTGGGAATGGATGTACTATCAGCCAGCCATATTCTTAGTGACTAAAGGATCCGTAAAGTCTGAAAACAATAAGCTAGCATTTCCTAACATCCTCGAGAGAGGACAGGGAATGTATGAAGTAAGAAGCAGCACGCGATACAGACTAAGCGCAAATGAAGATGATACTAACTGGATCTGTCTGTCACCAAAAGAAAACATCATCTACAAGAGAAGCGTGATTAAGCTCATGGACGGTGAAACCAATGTAGTACCGATAAGAGAAGTCGATACGTATTATTTCGTCGCTGACGGTAAAGTAACTCTTAATGGTACCGAGCGTGGACTAATGGACATGATTAAAGTTGGAGCTGGTGTAGAACTAAACATCTCAGCGCTAAAGGATAGTCTGATCATTCAAGTATGGGAATAACATGCGTATATTCTATGGAATTGCCGGTATAGCATTATCATGGATAGATGGTCTTAAGGCGTGTTTCTACAACGTGTTCTGGCCGTCTAAGGGTTCTTCTACACACGCTCTATTGATATACACCGGCACTCTATGGCCTACTGGAATGTCCTTTAAGAATGAGGTCTTGAGAGATCCAGTAGGAAACATGCTGTTACATCAGAAGAAGTGCGAGCTCGACGTAGCGCTACTCGATCATGACTATCTAAAGACTCTGCCAAAGAACACTCTCGGTGGAGTTTACTACGACTACATACAGAGACTGATGGAGTCTACTGACTATCAGTACAGAAACTATCATCAGCTCAAGTCGGACTTATACTTGATACCCAGAGAGAAACTCAAGAGACGTCTGATCAGTCAACTATTTGCTTCTCGAGAGTCGAAGAGAACTTCATTTAAGTTCTTGCAGCAACTAGGTGCTCAGCATGACATCTTTCACTCGCTGCTCGGATACGGTCCAAACACCGACGGCGAGTTAGGTGTGCACGCCTATCAATACCATCACTTCAAGATTCCTGCGGTGAAGCTCATATTCTTTGGAATGATGATCGCTCAGACGTTTAGGACTCTGAGCTTCAAACCATTTAAGATAGGCTTAGAAGGTTACAGAAATGGAAAGAGAGCCAATCGTAACTTATTTATAGTCGACTGGAAGAATCACATTGAAGACGACGTAGACTACATCAAGAATAAGTACAATATAGTAGATAATCAATACTATAAGAAGCTGTATCCATAATGCCAGCAGTTCATAGAGATAATGATTCACGTAACTGTGGCGCGAAGACTAACGTCACGAATCAGTCTTCAGTCTATGTCAATGGTATTCTTGCAGCTGTAGTCGGTGACAAAGATAGTCATGGTGGTAATAAAGGTACTTTCATCGGTGGATTATCTGGTAATGTGTACGTCGAGAATAAGCTCATCATAGTAGTCGGTGATGATGCACAGACTGACACTGTAGGTAGCACTACTCACAACAATACGAACGCTGCTGATGGATCTCCCGACGTATTCTGTGGTTAACTTATAAATAAGAATAACCGTAGAACTATGAGTGGTCGAAGATGTCAATTCAAAAGAAAAAGATAAACCTTGTCTTAGATCAAGGTACCACTTTCATATCCAACACCACCATTACAGACTCGAACAATGCTGTAGTTAACTTCTATGGTTATACTGCAAATAGCATGTTTCGAAAGTACTATACTTCCAATACTTCATATACTCTAGACGTAGCTATGTCAAACACTGGAGTCGTGACTCTATCGATGAATGCTACTTCTACAGCTAATGTCACGTCCGGTAGATACGTGTACGACGTAGAAGCAACAGACGCGTCTAATACAGTCATTCGCATCATGGAAGGCGTCATAACCGTAACACCACAAGTGACTAGATAAGGAAAGCAAATGAACATTACACTCGACGCTCTCAAGAAGATCAACGGCAAAGACTCCAAGTTCATGGCTGAAGTTGCCGCTTGTATCAACGCGGTCTTCGCTAAGTACGAGATCAACACTCCTCTCAGGGCGGCTCACTTCTTGGCTCAGGTGATGCACGAGTCCGCCGGCTTCGGCGTGATGACAGAGAATCTAAACTACTCAGCTGACGGTCTGCTCAAGATATTTCCAAAGTACTTTAACGCAGAGAGCGCAGCGTCGCATGCGCGTAATCCACAGATGATTGCCAATAGAGTATATGCCAATCGTCTAGGCAACGGAGACGTAGCTTCTGGTGATGGATGGAACTATCGAGGTCGTGGATTCATTCAGCTCACCGGTAAAGAGAACTATACCAAGTTTGCTGCGGCCGCAGGTAAATCTCTTCCAGATACAGTGAAGTATCTCGAGACTGTAGAGGGTGCACTCGCTTCGGCCGCATGGTTCTGGAAGACGAGAAACATCAATGCCAAGGCAGACGCAGACGATATCACCGGTGTTACTAAGCTAGTCAACGGCGGCACCATCGGTCTCGACGATCGTAAGCACAAGCTAGAAATTGCTAAGTCTGTACTGATTTGATAAATATATCAAAACAGGAGTAGCCGATGTTATCATTTAGAGAATTCGTCAGAGAAGCATGGGATAATGGAATAGGTAAGGACTCGCGAGAGACTTCTGTGACTAGCGATACTAAGTATAACAAGCCTACAGACTTCAAGTCTAACGCTAAGAAAGTAGGCGAAGTCGGCGGCTTAGAGATACACTCTTCAGATAACGGTAGCGGTGGAGTCACTCACTTTACTTGGAGTCCGAAAGATAGAAAGATTCATCACGTCGTACACGCAGTAGAGACTTCTAAGACTCCTGAAGGTAAGACGCAGATGAAGTATCTGAGTGCTCATGGCAGAGAAGGTTCTCCGGTGAGAATGGGTCACGTATACTCTCACTTAGTAAAGCATCACGACGTCGAGTTCGTAGGTACTGGACACTCTGAAGGTGCGCAGAAGATGTGGAGTCATTTTCATGATGATCCACACTTGGAAGTCGTCGGAAAGCATCCGGACGGTACAGAAGTGCCATTGAACAAAAAAAGCAAGATGTATGCTAATAAGAAATCTACAGATCCAGCTGAGAGAAAAATTGGCAGAATGTCATTAGTCTTAAGAAAGAAAAAGTAAGATGGCAGTCCCAGCAAGTAGAGCAGACTTCAAGAGCTTTTGTCTTAGAAAGCTAGGAGCTCCTGTAATAGAGATCAACGTAGACGACGATCAAGTAGACGATCGCGTAGACGAAGCACTGTCTTACTACTGGGACTTTCACTTTGATGGCTCCGAGAAGACTTTCTTCAAGTATCAAGTAACCAGCACCGATATAACAAATAAGTATCTTCCTGTGCCTGACAATGTCTTAGGTATCATGAATCTCTTCGACGTTGGTGGCTCGGTCAACACGAACAACCTCTTTAACATTCGTTATCAGATCGCTTTAAACGATCTTTATACGTTGACTTCTCAGTCGATGGTGCCATATTACATGGCCATGCAACACATTCAGTTACTCGAGTTGATCTTGGTTGGTAAGCAACCACTTAGATATTCTCGTCTAACGAATAGACTATACATCGACATGGACTGGGGTAAAGTAGCTCCCGGCGAGTTTATTATCGCTGAAGCTTATAACGTCGTAGATCCTGAGACTTATACTCGAGTGTGGAGCGATCGCTGGTTACAGAGATACGCATCTGCGCTGATCAAGAGACAGTGGGGATCGAATCTAACTAAGTTCACTGGTATGAATCTACCCGGTGGTGTTCAGTTCAACGGTCAGCAGATCTACAGCGACGCCACGAAAGAAGTAGCTGAGTTAGAAGCCGAGATGGATCGTACGTATCGTATGCCCGCAACGATGTTCATAGGATAGTCTCTTGGCGACCAATTACTTCTTCAATAATACTAACAGTGCCGCAGAGCAGAAGCTCATCGAGGACTTGGTCATCGAGAGCATCAAGGTTTACGGCATCGATATGTATTATCTTCCAAGGACTATTCTGAATAGAAACGAGGTCTTCAGAGAGCAAGACAGTGCCTCGTATAATGCCTCGTATCAAGTCGAGATGTATCTCAAGAGCTTCGACAAGTGGGGCGGCGACGGCAAATTCCTCTCGAAGTTTGGTCTCGAGATTAGAGACGAAGTAATCTTTACGGTCGCATTCAGGACTTTCAACAACGAAGTAACTCAGCTAAACGGCCAGACGAGACCTAACGAAGGCGACTTGATCTGGCTACCGCTCAACAAGAAAGTATTTCAGATCAAGTTCGTAGATCACGAGGCCATCTTCTATCAGATGGGTTCGCTACAGATGTATGACTTGACTTGTGAATTATTTGAGTACTCAAACGAGACTTTCAATACTGGCATTGCAGAGATCGACGATAAGTATGTGACTTACTCGACTGACATGGGCGACTACTCTCTCATGACTGAAGATGGATACGAATTAACTGATACAGATGGCAATGTCTTGGTACAGAACTATGATCTTGACACCATCGACGGTCAGTCACAGATAAACGTGTTTACCAATGAAGCAGATGACTTTGTAGACTTTAGCGAAGGTAATCCATTCTCTGAAGCTGGAGTGTACTAATGTTTAAGTCACAGTTCTACAATGCCACGATTAGAAAATATGTAGTCTTGTTTGGAAGTCTATTCAACGAGATCATCATCGATCATACCGATGGAACCACGGCAGACTACAAGTCTTTCAAGGTACCACTTTCTTATGGACCGAGAGAGAAGTTCTTGGCTCGCGTAGAAGGCGACCCTAATCTGGATCGAGGATATGCAGTATTGCTTCCTCGCATGGGATTCGAGATGATTCGCATGACCTATGATCCAAGCAGAAAACTCCCGACTACTGGATCATACGTAGGCTCTCCGAGTGGAACTAGAACGAACGTATTCAACAAAGTCTACAATCCCGTGGCTTATGACATCGACTTTCGTCTCAGCATCATGTCCAAGCAGGCAGAAGACGCCAATCGAGTAGTCGAGCAGATTCTTCCGTTCTTCACTCCAGAATTTACTATCACAGTGAAGTTGCTAGATGATCTACCTGATTACAAGATAGACATTCCAATCGTGATAAACAACATAACTATCGACGACGTATACGACGGTTCTTTCAAGGAGCGTAGGAGTCTAGTCTGGAACTTAGACTTCACTCTAAAAGGTTATCTGTTTGGTCCAGTGGCTAGATCTAAGGTCATCAAGATCGCTACGGTCAATACTTCTGCTAATACTCTCATGAATTCTCTACTCTCTAAGACTACGATATATCCCGGCCAGCTAGCCAACGGATATCCTACTTCCAACTCATCTCTCACCGTTCCATACGCCAACATCGACGGCGCTACTGACTTTGGTTATGTGACAATTCTAGAAGAATATCCTGATGCCTAAAAAAGATGATAAGATCGCGAAAGCACTCGACTTGACACCCATGGAATCGACTAATCCAAGACAACTAGTCATCGAGCCGATGCAAGATGACATTCACCTCGACTTTCAGTATACTCGCATGAACTTGAAGCAAGTCATCGAGCAGGGAGTTCATGCCCTTGACGAGATGATCGAGATCGCTAAGTCGAGCCAACAAGCCAGAGCGTTCGAAGTGGTGGCTACTCTCGTCAGCACGCTTTCTAATGCCAATAAAGACTTGTTAGACTTGAATAAGAAGTACAAAGACTTGAACGACGGTCAGTCTTCGAAGGGTGGCGTGACGAATAACTTATTTGTCGGCTCTACGACTGAGCTCTTACAGATGTTGAAAAATAAAGTTGAGAAGTAATGCCTGATTTTTATCTTGGTAATCCTAATCTAAAGCGTGCGAATGTAAGAATCGACTGGACTCCTGAGCAAGTCAAGGAGTTCGTTAAGTGTTCTGAAGATCCTATATACTTCATTCGAACTTACATGAAGATCGTGACCATCGATCATGGTCTCAGGCCATTCGAGTTATATAACTTTCAAAAAGAAATCGTATCGAAGATCATCAACAATCGCTTCGTGATATGCAAGCTACCTCGTCAGTCTGGTAAGACCACGACCGTGGCGGCCATGCTTCTCTGGCACGTGATCTTTCACGAGAACTTCAACATCGCGGTGCTCGCTCACAAGGCAGAACAGGCGCAAGAGATTCTTGGCCGCATTCAGCTGGCCTATGAGAATCTACCTAAGTGGTTACAGCAAGGCGTCGTAGAGTGGAACAAGAGATCCATTGAACTAGAGAACGGCTCTAAGATCAAGGCCTCTGCTACTTCTGCCGGCTCTACTCGCGGTGGATCGTATAACTTGATCTACTTAGACGAGTTCGCTCACGTGGATCCACACGTTCAGAACGAGTTCTTCGCTTCTGTGTATCCGACGATCTCTTCTGGTAATACTTCTAAGGTGCTAATCACTTCCACACCTCGTGGTCTCGAGCTATTCTATAAGATCTGGAAAGAGAGCGAAGAGGGTAGAAACTCTTACGTCCAAGTCGACGTAGGTTGGTGGGACATTCCCGGCCGCGACGAGAAGTGGAAAGAAGAGACTATTCGAAACACGTCGGAAGAACAGTTTCGACAGGAGTTTGGATGCGAGTTCTTAGGATCCTCGAATACGCTCATTCGTGGTGACAAGTTGGCGATGATTCCGACTATCAATCCAATCGAGATTCGTGGTAACGACTTATCGCTCTACGAAGTTCCTCAAAAGAATCACAACTACTACTGCATGGTAGATACAGCACGAGGCGTAGGTGGAGACTCATCGGCTTTTGTAATCATCGACGGCACTACGTTCCCGTACAAAGTAGTCGCCGTATATGCCAATAATAAGATAGCTCCGATGCTGTTTCCAAACATTATTCACTCCGTGGCTAGTTATTTCAACAATGCATACGTCTTAGTCGAGATCAACGACATCGGTGGTCAAGTAGCAGACATCCTTCGAAACGACTTAGAATACGAGAACATCTTCATGTCTCGAATGATGGGTAGAGCCGGTCAAGTAATCACAGCTGGATTTGGTTCTGCTCAGTCGTCTCCCGGCGTTCGTACGACGAAGCAGCTAAAGAGAATCGGGTGTGCTTGGCTAAAGACTCTGATCGAGAACGATCGTCTCATCATAAATGACTTTAACATCTTGAGTGAGCTCTCCACTTTCATCGAGAAGGGAGAGTCGTTTCAAGCAGACGAGGGTAGACACGACGACATGGTCATGTGTCTCGTCTTATTCGCTTGGCTGACCAATCAGGACTACTTTATAGATATATCGAGTACCGACGTGAAGCGGAATCTTCACGATGACAACATAAAGATGATAGAAGAAGAGCTGTCACCGTTTGGTTTTATAGATGACGGGCGTGATCCTTACGAGTACGATGACGCTTTTGAGCCACTATAGCAATGCAGATTTGATTCTTATAAATAAACTAAGAATCAGCTCAATGTGTGCTCAAATATATAAAATCTAGGGAGACATAAAATGGCATTTCAAGTAAGCCCTGGTGTTAACGTCTCGGAAATCGACTTAACAACCATCGTCCCCGCAGTATCAACCTCTACGGCTGCTATCGCGGGTAACTTTAACTGGGGACCGGTAGAGTATCCTACTCTCGTTTCAACTGAAGATCAGTTAGCTCAGCAGTTCGGCAAGCCGAATGCGAATAACTATGAGACGTTCTTCACTGCCGCAGACTTCTTGTCTTACGGCAACTCACTCTACGTCTCACGCGCTATCACTTCTGGTGTATCGTATAACGCCGTAGCAAATACGAATGCCTCAGGCGCCAGCACAATTCTCGTCAAGAACGTAGACTACTACAACTCTACTCCTCCGGGTTCAGGGCTATACGTCGCGAAGTATCCCGGTGCGTTAGGCAACTCGCTAAAGATCTCAGTGTGTGACTCTAATACTGCTTACAGTTCTTCTGTATATGGTGTCGATAACGGCAACGTTACTATTACATTCACCACTGGATCTAATGTAGCTGTCATTAACGCGACAGGTAGCTCTAATACTCTAGCGGCAAATGCCATCACTAATATCATCAACAGTCTTACTGTTGGTGACTTCTTACTAGTTGGTAACTCTAGTACGTATGGTACTCAGTATATTCAGTTCAATGGAAATACTGCTACTACGAATACGGCTGGTACCGCTACAGCCAATCTAATTCTTACTACTAATTATACTCTATCCACCACGACTACAGTCAACGCTAATACTTCTACTCAAGTCGCTCTAAATCGCTACTGGGAATTCTATAATCGCGTGAATGGTGCTCCCGGAACGAGTGCTTATGCTCTTAGTGCTGGCGGAGTAGGCGACGAGCTTCACGTCGTAGTGGTCGATCAGGATGGTGCTTTCACTGGTGTGAGAAACAACGTTCTAGAAGTATTCCAGAATCTATCGTCTGCTACTGATACCACTGGCGATCAGGGTGGTTCTTCTTACGTAAAGAACGTTCTGAACAATCAGTCTTCGTATGTGTGGTACGGTGGTTCTACTAGATCTGGTCACTACGGATCTCTTGCTTCTGCCACTACTTACGCTAGCACCACTCCTCTATCTCTATCGTTTGCTGGTGGTGTAGACTCTGCGACTGAGACTAATATGTCTCTCGGAGATAAAGCTTACGCGCTAGATAAGTTTGCTTCTGCTGAAGACATCGACATCTCGCTAATCTTGACCGGCAAGTCTTCTGCAACTGCTCCTACCGCAAACTACATCATCGACAACATCTGCGAGAAGCGTAAAGACTGCGTAGTGTTCGTCTCTCCTGACAGCTCACTCGTCGGCAGCGTAACACCTCTCAATCAGATTCAGTCGTTCATCTCGTATCTGCACTCTTCTTCTTACGCGGTGGTCGACTCTGGTTACAAGTATCGCTACGACAAGTACAACGACGTATATCGCTACACTCCGCTAAACGGTGACGTAGCCGGTACCGCCGCTCGTACTGATAACCTCAGAGATCCTTGGTGGTCGCCTGCTGGCTTCAATCGTGGTCAGATTAAGAACATCGTTCGCCCAGCCTTCAATCCTAATCAGGCTCAGCGCGATACTCTTTACAAGGCCTCGGTCAATCCAGTGGTCACTTTCCCCGGTCAGGGAACGGTACTCTACGGTGATAAGACGTTCCTTAACAAGCCATCGGCGTTTGATCGCATCAACGTACGTAGATTGTTCATCGTCCTCGAGAAAGCGATTTCTACCGCCGCGAAGTTCACACTCTTCGAGTTCAATGATGCCTTCACGAGGTCTCAATTTAAGAACTTGATCGAGCCTTATCTTCGCGACGTGCAGGGACGTAGAGGCATCTACGACTTCCGCGTGGTCTGCGACGAGACGAACAACACTCCGGAAGTCATCGACAGCAATCGCTTCATCGGTGACATCTACATTAAGCCGGCTCGCTCGATCAACTTCATTCAGCTAAACTTCGTTGCGGTTCGCAGCGGCGTGGCATTCGAAGAGATCGTCGGCAGATTCTAAGATTAAACGGAGGAAATAAAAATGGCGTTCGCAATTAATGATATCAGGGGCACCCTCCGTTTCGGAGGGGCTCGCCCTACACTGTTCGAGGCTAGGGTAGTGAGTCCGGGTGGACTGATTCCTAACTTCAACTTCTTATGCAGATCTACTTCTCTACCAGAGTCGGATGTTGGAACTTTCAATATTCCATACTTTGGTCGTCAGATCAAGCTAGCGGGTAATCGTACTTATCGTGACTGGTCTGTCACTGTAATGAACGACGAAGACTTCGCCGTCAGAGATGCTTTCGAGAGATGGCATAGCTACATCAACTCCATTCAGACCAACGTCAGTGCCGTCGCTCCTGCTACTTACAAGACGCAGGCCAACGTCATTCAGTACGGTAAGGATGGTACACCACTTCGTCAGTACACGTTCTCAGGTCTATTCCCTGTCACGATCTCTGCGATCAACCTCGACTGGGGTGACACTGATAAGATCGAAGAGTTCCAAGTGACGTTCCAGTACGACTACTTCGTGGTCGACGGTGGAAACACCGGTACATTGATTGACTAATAAATAGGTAGAATGCGCATTCTGCTTATAGAGGACGTTAAATCGATATGGAAATCTTTGGATGGGAAGTAAAGAAGAAGCCGAAGGACGAAGATATTGAGTCCTTCGCCCCGGAAGTAAAAGACGACGGTGCCGTAGTAGTCGCAGCAGGTGGCTCCTACGGCACTTACGTCGATCTCGAGGGTACGGCACGTTCTGAAGCTGAACTAATCACACGATACAGAGAGATGTCGCTGCAGCCAGAAGTAGAGGCCGCGATCGACGACATCTCTAACGAAGCGATCATCGTAGGTGACGAGAACGTCGTTCGAATCAAGCTCGACAATCTCGACATGAAAGCTAACATCAAGAAGACTATCGAGGCCGAGTTCGAGGAGATCAAGCGTCTGCTCGACTTCGAGAAGTCTGCGTACGAGATCTTCAAGCGCTGGTATATCGACGGTCGTCTAGTATATCACGCCATCATCGACGAGCAGAATCCATCACTCGGCATTCGTCAGCTTCGCTACATCGATCCTCGTAAGATTCGAAAGATTCGCGAAGTCGAGAAGCAACGCAAGGAAGGCTTCAGTCTCGCCACCACGAAGAACGAGTACTTCTTGTACTCTGAGAAGGGATTCCTATTAGGATCGACAGCTGGTACTGCGTCAGACTATACCGCCGCTCAGGGTCTTAAGATCGCCACAGACTCTATCCTACACTGCACTTCTGGTCTGACCGATCAGAACAACTCCATGGTACTATCGTACCTTCACAAAGCAGTGAGACCGCTCAATCAGCTACGCGTCCTCGAAGACGCTACTGTAATCTATCGTATTACACGTGCACCAGAACGTCGCATCTTCTACATCGACGTCGGCAACCTACCTAAGCACAAAGCCGAGCAGCACGTTCGTGACATGATGGTCAAGCACAAGAATCGCTTGATCTACGATCAGGTGACCGGTGACGTTCGTGACGATCGTAAGTTCATTACGATGCTCGAGGACTACTGGTTCCCTCGCCGCGAAGGATCCAAGGGAACAGAGATTACTACCCTTCCAGCAGGACAGAACCTTGGTCAGATGGACGACGTGATGTACTTCCGAAAGAAGTTGTATCAGTCTCTGTATGTACCGATCAATCGCCTCGATCCTGAGTCTAACTACAGCCTCGCCACAGAGATCTCTCGCGAGGAGATCAAGTTCTCTAAGTTCATTACTCGTCTACGCTTGAGATTCTCTCAGCTATTCTTGAAGGCACTCGAGAAGCAACTCGTCCTAAAGAAGGTCATCTCCGCCGAAGAGTGGCCGGACATGATGCAGTACATCGACTTCGAATTCGCCATGGACAACTACTTCGAAGAGCTCAAAGAGGGTGAGATGCTCACGAAGCGCCTCGTCTTGGCCGATCAAGTTCAAGAGTTTGTCGGTAAGTACTACTCGAACGACTTCGTTCGTCGCAACATCCTTCGACAGAACGATGACGACATCGAGAAGAACGACAAAGAGATCATGGAAGAGCAGAACAATCCGATATACAATCCGCCGCTTCCAGAAGATCCTAACGCTGCAGGAGCACCTCCGGGAGCTCCGCCAGATGGATCTGCAGATCAAGGTGACGCACAGGGAGGAGCACCTCCACCTTCTCAGAATCAAGGACCTGCGCCGAGTATAGACAAGTTTCCGGCTACGACTACTACGTAAACAAATAACTTCTTATAAATAAAAAGAATCATTTCCAGGAGAATTCTCATGGCGGACATTAAGGACCTAATCGGAGCTATCGTCAACAAGGACGCGCTCGCAGTAAAAGAAATCTTTTCGAGTGTTATGGCTGAAAAGATCGGTGAGCGCATGGACGCTCTTCGTCCTCTCGTAGCTGATGCTATGTTCAACGAAGGCAAGATGAAGTGCGACGAGTGTGGCTACGGCATGGCCAAGGAAGACTCGAACTGCAAGAAGTGCGGTTGCTCGATGAACGAGGACTACGACTGGGACTCATTAGTCGAAGAAGAGATCAATGAGTCTGACGACAACGTCAAGGACGATGCTCCCGACACCGTAGCGAAGGATCATCCTCTCGTACAGCTAAAGAAGATCTTAGATACCAAGGGCGGTGCTTTCAGAACTTCTACTGGTAAGACGGTCAATGTAGATCACAATAGTGCTAAGCGTCTACTTGCTCTACATAACGCCACTCAGAAGTCTGAAGTAAAGCAAAAGTTTGCTTCTGCCGTTCATAGAGATCCGATCGGCACTCACGACAAGTTCTTCCCCAAGGCGAAGATCGGCGAAGAGACCGAGCTCGACGAACTACGTCGTAGCACACTTGGTTCGTATGCTACAAAGGCTATGAGTCGTGGTGATATTGCTTCTAGAATGTCAAAATCTGACGACGACGCCATGGGAAAGATTGCGAATAAGAGATTCGCCGGTGTAAAGCTTGCTGCTAAAAAGATAGCTACTAGCGCCGGTGCTGGTAGGGCCACTGCTACAGCCGTAGGTAAAAAT